CTCTCTGACGTTTTTCAATTCGCTATTAAAAACGAACTTACAGATGTGAACCCGTGCCGAGGCGTGGAGAAACCACGAGAGCCAGAACACCGCGAGCGCGTGGCTTCAGACGAGGATATACAGAAACTTTTGCAGGCTTGCGGATGGGACGGCCACACAGTGCCTAAGAACAAAATGCAGTTGGCCGTGGCAGCTTTTCTTTTTAGTTGTCAAACGGGAATGCGAGCTGGTGAGCTTTTAAAGATTGAATATTCTTGGATAGGTGACAATGTGCTTCATGTGCCAGCAGAGGCTACAAAAACATTGTCAAGAAGAGACGTGGCCTTGTCTGCAAGAGCTCGGGAAATTCTTAAATTAGTTATGGAGCTCGAGTATGAACCACGTGTATTTGGAGGACTTAACGATCACAACAGAGATACGTTATTCCGAAAGGTGAGGGATAGGGCCGGTCTTGGGCCTGAGTACGATTCTCAAAACCGACTGATTAAAGAAGGGCTGAATTTTCATGACGGCCGCGCAACTTTTGCAACATGGGCCGCGAGCCCTGATCCAGAAACAGGGGCGCCCCGTTTAGATGTCCTGGCGCTTGCAAGACAAACGGGGCACAAAGATTTAAAGATGCTCCAAAGATATTACAGAGCGAGCGCTGAAGAAATTGCTAAGCGGCTGAAATAGCGAGCTTGGCTCGGGCGTGTCTTTTGTTTTCCATATAGTCATCAATGTCTTTTGTGTACCAACGGTCACGCCCATTCTCGGAAAAAGCATCAGGCTTAGGGAACTTCGGATCCTTCATTACTTCACGGGCGGCAGACGATCCAGGAGCAAAGCCAATTCTCACCTCAACCTCAGGTTTGCTTAGCGTGAGTTTTGTTGTTTTTTGAATCAGCTTTTCAGCAATCTGACTGGAGAGTTTGTCGGCCACCATGCTGGACAATTTGTCATAGTCAATATCTGTCATTTTCGTCCCTCTGATGCTTCAATTCTTCCTATTTCTCGATGCAGTTTGTCCATACAAATCTTGTCGAACTCAGCTTTATCCTCAGGAGTGATCAACATCTGGAACTGTTCGAGCATGATGTGGACATCGGCGGCTTCCTCAACGATGTGGTGCCAATGCTCCGGAGACGGTTCCTCAAAATATTCGTCAAAGGCCGTATTCAATTCATCGACTTCTTCCGGCAATTTTTCGTACACCTGATGGTCATAGCCGTAGTGGTCCATGATTGCAATCAGGAACGAGTAAAACTCCACGGCATTAGTTAGCTTCATTGTTTTCCTCCTGGAGCACTTTGTTTACCTGCTCCTTCAGTTTGTTCTTCAGCTCCATGCTTGCCCCAATCTCTTTGTTGTCACGTTTTTCCATACAGCAGGCGCAGTCCAGATAAAAATAAACGAGGCGGATCATCAGCAGCGCCTCGTCTTTTGTGAGTTCAATTTTGCCCATCATTCATCCTTAAAGAAAACTAAAAAGAAACGGTTTGTTCCGGCTTTATTGGCCGACGGCTTCTTATCGCCAAAGACTGGCTGCCGTTCCAGTACGTAAAGGAGCTCGGCCAAAGAGACATCCTTGTCAGCCCACTTAAAGATCAATGTCCCGTTAGGCTTGAGCACACGCCAGGCCTCTTTGAAAATCCGCTTCATGTCTTCATGCCAGGCCTTCTCCAGAACGCCGTAACTTTTGGCCATGTCCGACGTTTTGCCGCAATTGATCAGGTGAGGAGGGTCGAGAATCACGAGATGGAACGAGTTGTCGGGAAACTCGAGGTCCCTGGCGTCCATGATCTGATCCGGGTGAATCTCCAACTTTTTGTATTGCCGTGTCCAGTGTGTTTCATCGCGGATGTCCCCAAAGAGCACGGACTTATTGTTCTTGTCGAAATAGAACATTCTTGAGCCGCACATCGGATCGAGTATCGGTTTCATAATTGACTTCTCCATAAAAACAAAAACGTACTGATTTCTCAATGCGCTTTTGTTTGGCACCCTCGATTGAGAGTGCCGTATGGATTAAAAGGCTTATTTATTAACGGCCGGAATAGATGGGCAGTTCTCCGGACAAAAGCTCTTCCAGCTTCTGGACATGAGCTTCCATCGCCTTGGCAAATACTCTCTGCAGCTGTTGCAGTTCGTACCACAGCCGAAGCTCTCCGCCGCTTCGGTCAATCCGGTAACGGAGCTTGGCTCGAATGGTGTAGGCGGGGCCGTCTTCAAACACCGGAATGCCGATTAAGAACTCAGCAGGGACGCTTACGTGACCTTCTGAAACCGCTCCGGAAGGACTTTTTTCTGTGTAGACGAAAGAAGCCATTCCGTTTGCCAAAGAGACCTTGGATCCGAACGTTACGTTGCGGACATCGTTCAGGTTTGTGACGGCTTCAAGTACTTCTGCAGCACTTGGAGCCCGCTTTCCATCTCCCACAATGTCCGCGATGTGCTCGTCAAGAAACTCAGCAAATTCGATTTGTGACATCCGCTTCTTGTTATTGGAATTCCAATCTCCCCATTCAATGCTTTTTTCAGGTTCATATTTAGCAACCTGATCCCGCCAATTCGGCTGATCGCGTTTAATGTCGTTAAAAACCGCACTTGCCATGAATATCAGAGACTTAATGGACTTGGTCAGATAAAGATTTGTTGAATCAGTTTTGTAATCCTTGACATATTGGCAGAACGATTCAATGTCATTGAAGAGGAGGAAAAAGTTTTTGATCCTGGTAGGAGCCTGCAAGAGATCTTCTCTACCGGTTACTTCCCAGGAATGTCTGCCTACAGGTTTTGCCACCATGGGCACGCCTTCAACCTCAAAAACAAACGGCGCCTTTAAATCTGCTGGCGCCGGGATGCATTGAGCAAGTTCTTCTGTTGTGAACTCTTTCACTTCTTTCTTTTCATCCATAGGTTCCTCCATTAGTTAGTTGGATGATGAATTACGCCGTCGTCATCAATATCAATCGGCGCTCTTTCTGCTTTTCCGATCTCCGGGAATAAATCTCCCTGGCGGTCGAGATTGGAAACAAGTTCCATTTTTGAATTAACAAACAGGACAGACTGGCCTGCCTCTTGTGGGATCCGGGTTGTGATTTTGTCGGTAACAATCACAGCCTCAACCATTCCGCCGTTTTTGGTGTTTGGTTTGACGGTCAACTCGATAACGAGTTTTGCCGGTTTCCCTGTTTCGTAGACGGATTTGACGACCTGCTGCATGGCCTCAGTTGCTTCCATTGAGGCCGCGCCTCTGCGCAGTGTTGCAAAGGTAGTTTCAAAGGGTTTGCTCATTTATTTGCTCCATTAAAAAAGCCCTCCGAAGAGGGCACGTTATTTTTCAACTTTGTTACGAGCTTGTATTTTTTCAATCACGTGATTTGGAATAAGGAAACATCCTATTCCAGTGACCGCCAAGACATCGCCAAATTGTTTGTTGTAGAGATCAATCAAAGACTGTCTCCTGCTGCGCAGCCGCTTTATCTCACTGTTTATGGGGAAAATGATCTTGTTCCCTTTGGTCCTGGTTGCAAGAATCAACGGGCAATCTGAAATCTGCTTATCTAGCGTGGTCAATTCGATAAACAATTTTTTGCAATGGTATTCGGCCTGATTCAGTTTAATTTCAAGTCGTACTAACTCGACAAATTCAAGAACCTTGTCTTTCTCCCAATACTCTTTTTTCCCCAGGAATCGAGATTCTGGAAAGAAAGGGTTCTTTTTTATCTGCCAGAACTTTTTAGCAGGAAGCCCTAAGAGCTTGCAGAATTCATCTTTGTTATAGAGAGGTTGACGTTTATTCTTCATAGTTCTCTCCCAAGCCCTGCACTTGCAGGGCTCTTGGTTTAATGAATTGAGAAGGGAATACAGATCCTGATCATCGAGTACGCCTAGACTTATTTTCCAAAATCCTTCCTTGTTTTTGAACAGTCTGCCGATTGCTGTGTCGTCTAATTTCACGACATACAATTTTTCGCCTTTAGATTCGAATTTAATTTCGCTCATGCGGTGGCCTCCTGTGGAGCTTCAATAACCTCGCCATCTTCAATATTCTTGAAGTCTTCGACCGAGATGGCGTTGATGTCGATTACGTCGTTCGGGTCGATCTTTTCCCCGGCTTCCCGCTTAGCATCGACATTTGCAACTTGGAGGGCCTCGATGGAAACTGGGAGGTATTTGAAGAGGCGTCTGATAACCGTTTTCAGAGCCATCTGTTCAAAATACGTGTTCCAGATGTTCTTTGACTTGGCCTTGGCTTTGACTGCCTCAACTTCGGCGCGAGACATGACTTCAAATTGGTATCCGCCTCCGCGCAGATTTGCGACAGCGTAGACAAAAGTGATGGGCTTTTTAACGCGGTCAGCTTCACAACTCGGCACGTGATGAATGTCCGGATGCAATCCAAGCTGGTAGTTGAACTCGTCACCTTCGTGGACAGCAAAAGCTGAGAGGGACAAAACCTGTCCGGAGCGACGGGCCAAATCGATCATGCCGCGGTAGCCAAGAATTAACTGGCACTGATTTCCATAAGGAACTAGGTAGGCTTGGCCGAGGGCAGAACCAGGCTCAAGGCCAAGTTGTGCCGACTGCATGACAGCACCTAGGAATGAGGCTGGAGTGGTATTGAGAAGGGCTGGAGTTTTACGCAGTTCGGTCGCGGCAATTCTTGCCATGCGGTCAGCGCTCAGATGTTTCGGAACCGCTAGCGCTAATTGTTTTTTGAACTGGTCGGACAAGACCTGCTGCACGATGATCGGCGCTTTCGTTTTGGGTTTTGCGACTGGGGCAGAGGGAGCGCCGACAGCGGCGGCGAGTTGGTCAGATGTAGACATAATTATTCCTTTTTGCGAGTGAGTTTTAAATTAAGCGCAGACGCTCATTACACGAGTTGAGGATTCCTTGAGGTAGTCGTAGTAGTCATCCAGATGGTCTTCCCGGAAGGAATCCGAATCGAAACGTTTTGAGGTTTGAGTTTTGTAGGTGAGGACTTTCTTGCCATCGAGAGTGAGAATCTCGTTATCCTTCATGCTTATTGCAATCTTGGTTTTGAGCGCGTCCTGCTGCTTCTTGAGTTCCTTAATTTCACCAGCAATACGTGCATACTCACCATAATCAATAGCAAGCTCACCCTGAGCTTCCACAGCTTTTCCGTTACTTTTTCCATATAGCTGAAGTACGTCATCAATGTTGATTGGATCGGGCGGGATTTTCTTCAGAACGTTTTCGTTCCAGAATCGAGAACACTTTTCTTTGATCACTTGGAACACATCCGGACGAGCATCGACCCAGTACATTCGAAAGTCGGAACCTCCGATGAGTACCGCGAGATACATTCCCCTGAGTTTCAAAATCCCGCAGTACCACTGGATCTGAGTTTCGTAGTAAAGCGGGATGACATGTTCGGTTCTTATGTTGTTCTGCTTGATCTCAAGCTCTTGGCTCGGTCCCCAAAGGTCAGCCGAAAAGGCGTTTGCCGTCTTAGCTTCAAAAGCGACATCGGTATTGATGATGCGCTCAACTCCAGTGATGTTGGCATAGCGCTCGATTTCTTCAATATTCATCAGAGGACGAACTTTTTTTGCAATCTCCGGATTGATAATTGCTCGGTCGATGTTTGCAATCGCCCAAGGAGTTTCCGGATCGGCGAACTGGTGAGAAACCTTTTGAACTCTCTTGCCGGTGCGCAGCTGAAATTCTTTTGCGACCGTGTCTTCAAGTACGGTTCCCCAGTAAGCAGGCTCGGACATTTTTTTATCTTCAGAAAGTCCGAGTTTGTCATTCCAAACATCCAGCGGAGTCTTCCAAGGATTCAGCCCGAGGACGGCTGCCACATCGGAGCCGCCGATACCTGTGCGCCTACCTTCTAACCATGCAGTTCTTTGTTCGTTAGTCATTTTCTACTCCAATAAATAAGGCAGAGAAGGGACCCTGTTCTGGAGGCAACTCTCTCTGCCTTTTCTGTTTCTCTTTTTTCGAGTAGTAATACTCTAAGCACTTCTTTTTAATTTCTTGTTGATGCTCGAGGTAGTAGAGGCGCCTTCTCTCTCTCTTAGTGAGTTTTAATGCCATTCGTTTTCCTTCAAATATTTATCAAACACGGGCTCAATCTCAGGATGTCTTTCATCCTCACCATCTTCTGCAAGCTGATTTATTCGCTTGTCGCAGTAGCGAGGGATGTACTCTTCAAAGAACTTTTCGAGCAGCCGCTCATACTCTGCTTCGCGTTTTTCTTCTTGCCAGGACGGCTGCCAGAGGTCCCCAGGGCCAGGGCATGTTCGAGGTGTGTAAGTCATTACAGCCACTCCACGAGAAAGAAGGGAAGAATCACCGAGGCGGCCAGCATGACGCTAGAGAGCACCAACATGCAGACGTTATCTCCGTCCGCATTTTTCATTGTCAGAAACTTCTTCATAACAACCTCCAAAAGAAAAGCCCCCGAAAGCGCATCAAGGAGTACCGCGCTAACGAGGGCTAGGAGAGAGAAACTTAAAAACTAACTTTTCACATCTGGATAGATGTCTCGGTCAATCGTTTGCCACACGAGATCAGAAATGAAATTAGACGCATACTCTTTAAAGAGCGACTTGACTTCCTTCTGGGCCTCAGCAGTCGAAACAACGTGAGCCAGGTCAAGCGTTATCTCTTTCTTTCCAGAGAGCAGGGCTGAGACCACAGCGCGCTCGGCATACTTAAGAGCATCAGTGAGACAGATTGCAGAGCCGCGCTCCTTCAAAATGTCTTCAACAGCAACATCAAAAATCTGTTTTTGTTCATCTACTAACAGGTCCATTTTTCTCTCCTTAAAACTATGTAAAAAAGACCACATTCATAAGCTCCCCTAAGCGCTGAACTGGAACTAACAGTTATTGGTAAAAGCCTGGGGAGCTTATGAAGATGGTCTGAAGTTGTACGTTTTTTGAACAAGTTGAGCGTTAAAGGCAATAAAAAAGCCCGCCGAAGCGAGCTTGGAAATAAGTTGATTAGTGTTTAGTTGGTTATATTTTTGATATTTTTCAAAAAATCCTTTGTGTCCAAGAAGTAGTTTGGATAAGCTCGCTTAATGTCTTTCAAAGTTCCAGCGGACATCAGAACAACAGCCGTATCTAGATTATTTCTTGTCTCCAGTTCTTTTGCGTAATAAAAACTTTCTGCGTCCGATGGATCATCAAACGCAGTCAATCGGACCTTTCCTTGGTTAGCAAATAATTGGATGACGTGATAACCCATAAAGTTTGGATTGGTTGTCTGAATGTGTCGTGCTGAGACTGCAATTCCTTCTAGCTTTCTAAGCACAGAAAGTTCATCTTCCAACTCTTTAAATTTAAAGATCAACTCGGGTTTAGAGTTTCCTTTAAACTCATCTATCACAGGGCTCTCCTCTTGTATTGAAAAAAGAGCACTAGCAATTTTGAAGAATTTCTTTATTTTTTCATCCCCCTCGCCACTCTTTAGCGAACACTTCTCTAACATCCCGAGAGTTTCAACTGCCGTTGCCCAGGAGTGTTGTAATTTTGTCCTTATCTGTAATTCGATTCGCAAGTCATTAAATTCAGGATGTTTTACATTCCGGTACTTCACCACTTGATGAAGGCTTCTATATCCATCTGGTTTAGGCTCTTTGATGTAATCATTCGGGGGTAAAACAAGCTGATGCTTGAATTTACTGCTATTTAGTTCGCTGTAAAGTCTATTTATGTCGTGGATTGAATTTACTACTACTCTAATTCCTCCGATGTCTTGCATTCTATCGAGATCCATTGAAGGAAATCGCTCAAGTTTACTGATAATCGAAGGCGTTCGTTTCAATCTCTGGGCGACGATAGGTGAAGAAAAATGTAGATCCTTAACCTTCTTTCTGAGAAATGCTTGAAGGGTGTTAATAGGTACAGCGTGTGCAGTTCTCCAAGAGCTTAAAACTCTAAGAGCGGTTGCCTTCTCGTCTGTATCAGTAGCGCTAACTAAAGTCTTACCCGCTTTTCTGACAGAAGAACGTGATGGCACTGTGTAGCTATCAATCTCCATTACTTCCTCCTCTATGGTTTTCAGATTTTAACCTATGCTAATTGCTGAACAACAGGCTTAAACCAGGATATGCCAAGATATGCCAAGATATGTAGCAACTGTTTTTTGAGAAATTAAAACGCATTAGTTCTGGAGACTGAACTGATTCAGCCTAAAACGCGCTTTAATTTGCGAACTGTCTTGCTGGAACGGCCCCTACTCGTACCGACCGACTTTAACGGTCCAATCCTTTTGGCTTTCTCTCTGCCGCTGGTTCACTTTCGATCCCCATGCTTAGGCGCAATTCACTTGCCGCCTGGTCGCTCCCTGGCTTTTCGGTTTACTCAGCTTTAGGAGCTTTTCCTTCCTGACAATCTTCAGAAGGACTTTTAAAGAACGATTGATTGATGTAGATATATTAGTGCAACACTTATATATAGTCAAGTGTGAAACGCACATATTTTATAAAGTTTTTATTAGTGTTTTATTTAGGCAACAAAAAACCGCCCACTGTCGGACGGTTTTAGAAGGTATCGGAATGTTTACTTTGTCTTTGTTTCTGGCCTATTGAAATCCCTAAACATATTCACGTAAGATCCTGTAAGCAAAGTGCTGGAACTGACATTGCTAAGTTTGATTTCAACATCCTTGGCATCTTTCTTAATGATGTAATCCTTGAATACTCCTGGATTCCCATCTACATAGGCAGAATAAAACCACAGATCTAGGTCACGTCCAGAATCGTTGTTGAAACCCAAATAAAAGCGAAGATCGTCTCCGTCAATTTTTCCTAGTTCCTTGGCTTTCTTGAGAATTTCTGTGCCAATTACGGCATTCGCAAATTGGTTATTCCTTGATTTATAGACACAAACTTGATCATCTTTGCAGTCTTGGCGTGTTCCGCCAACTTGAAAAGGCACCCAAAAGATCGCGAACGAATCAAACCCTTTCCGGTCGCATCTGACATATTCTGCTTTCGGGAATACATAAGGCACTTTCTGCTTTGCCTCGATCACACTGCTGCTTTCAAATTTTTTTGAAGAGTCGGAACAGGATGGAACCTCAACAGCCAAACCTCCCATCTTAATTTTTGGATCGCCGAAAATTTCCGAGTAACTTACAGGCGCAAACACTTCAGTTTTACAGCCAGCCAATGCAAGCATTGATACGGCAATCGCAAATAAAAACAGTTTTTTCATATTCACTCCAAGAAAATCATTAGTCATAACGCTTTAAATTCAAAGAATTAACCATCCTTCCAATCACAACAACACGTGAGTTCACTTCAGAAAGAGGTATTTCAAATGGGTGGTACAGCTTATTGTCTGAAATGAACATCAGGCATCCAGGAACTTTTTGCACTCGTTTTAAATACAGATCATTGTCTATCAGAACGCAGAAAACTCCGTCCCTTTTTGTAATCTCGGTGTCTAATCTATCTAAAACAATTAGATCTCCGTTTCTCAAAGTTGGTTCCATCGAATCGCCTGAAGCGGTAATAATTTCATAACCGTTTTGCCTTATTTGGCTAATGTTGTCGTGAAACCAACCAGGGGAAACGCCTATCAGATCTACATATGATTCGTCTTCATAGTTCTGAATTCCACGCTCCCCACAACAAGCCTGGACATTCACACGTCTCAGATAAATTAAATCGTCCTGTTCTGGGAATGCGTCATTGGCATGATCAACGTCCATCCATCCATACCCCAGGGAAAGTTTTGTTTCAATATCACGTGCAAGGCGATCTCCTAGGTTTTTAGGATTCCCGCTCCTTGTGTCCTTCACTCCATTAATAATCTGGCTAATAGTCGAATCTGTTTTGCTTCTGCCAAGGGCAAGATTTAACCCTGCAATTGTTTTGAAGCGCTCTCTTAGAACAACCAGATTCTCCCTTCTCACGTCATTAACACTTCGCATAACAACTTCTCCTATTAGTGAAATATTAAATTGCCAATTTCAAAATATAAGTGTTACACTTATTTAAAAATATAAGTGAAACACAAATATGAAGCTCAATGAATTTTTGAAGAAAGAAGGAAGAGGTTCGGGTGCAGCGCTTGCACGAAAAATCAATGTTCCTTCTGTACTTATCACTCAATGGAAGAAAGGAATCCAGCGGGTTCCCGCCGACAAGTGTTTGTTGATTGAATGTGTAACTAATCGGCAGGTCAGATGTGAAGACCTGAGGCCGGACCTTGCCTGGTTTGTTGTGAGAGGTTCGAAGCTATGAGTTTTGAACTTTCTTTCAAGGTCGGCTTGGGTCTTTATTCGCATGCGCGCGATAGGAGTCAATATGGCTCGCTTTAGAAAAATAGATGTCCGGATATGGAACGACAGAAAATTCAGGGAGCTGTCCGATAACGGCAAACTCGCTTTCATTCTGCTTTTAACCCATCCGAATACTACTCAGATAGGAACAATTCGAACACGAGTGTCAAACCTTGCCGATGAATTGGGATGGTCAAACGATGCCATGTCGCATGCCATACGAGAAGCCATCCTAAAAGGGATGATTGATGCAGATGAGAAGGCAGGTTTGATGGTCATAAATAACTTCCTGAGATACAACGCGCCATCTTCTCCAAATGCATTCAAATCTTGGCGGGAATTGATCGATTTAATGCCTGAATGCGATCTTTTAGATAAACACGTGGCGGGGCTGAAAACCTTTATTGACGGGCTTTCCGATGGCATGAAGAAAGCCATCCCCAATGACTTATTACAAGCCATCAGGGATGCCATGTCGCATGCCAACGAGCAACCATCCCGCATCCAGGAGCAGGAGAAAGGAGAAGGAGAAGGAGAAATATATACGACCGAAACCGAAGAAAAACAACCGGAGCTGGCTAACAGTTTCGCGGGGCGTGTGTCTGAAAAAGCATCTTTTTCAAAAACCGATCCAACAGAGGAAGAACTTCCGCTTTTGAATGCAGAGGAAGAGAATGCCACCGAGCCAACTGTTTCCAAAACGGAAAAGGTTCGGAAAAGTCAAAAAGTCAAAAATGAATCGTCCGCGCTTCAAAAACCCGATGACGTTTCCGGCGAACTTTGGAATGATTTCCTTGCACACCGTAAGGCGATAAAAAAGCCGTTCAACCAGTACGCCCTCAAGCTCATGCAGACCGAATGCAAAAAGGCAGGATGGACCATGACCGAGGCTATCGAACGGGTTTTAGCCACAGGGTGGATAAGTTTCAAAGCGGATTTTGTTAAAGACGAATGGAAGAATCCTAATGCGGTGTGGGTCACTGCTGCCGAATACAACAAGGAGCTTCCTCCGGTTACGTATTCGATCGGCGCCAGAGACAAGTTCATCGAAAAACTCCATGCGGGAATGAATGCATTCGACATTAAGGACCTCCCGAACCATAAGGAGCAGAAATGATGTTTGCCGCTGCTGCCGTTGTTCGAGACGATCAGGGTAGAACGTTTTACGAGCATCCGGACGCATTTACGACTACCCAGTTGGTCTTTTTCCCTCGCCTGACTGACAGTGAGCTGGCTCTCTATCAGGCTGATGCGATCTACGAAGATGAAATTGAGGTGTTGCCTAGAAGACGACCACAGGTTCCGACGATACTGTTTACGTTCTGCGACGAACCCAATCACATCAAGGCCGAATTTCTCCGAGGCAAAACTGTTCTGATCGACTTTATCGATGTCGACGATACGCCCGAACTCAGAGAAACCGTCCGTCGTTGGATGCTCGAAATTCCCAAATCCCTACCTGCCGCCGTTGTCGTCTCGGTGATGTTCAAAAACAAACAACTGATTGCATGGAAATTTGACTATGAATCCAAAAAATACAAGCGTTTCGCCTGAGCTGGATGACTACTGGGGCGATCCGACGGGCGGAGCCGAGATAGAAACATCGCTCGCCGACTACGAGAGCAGGGCGTACAAGTCTCCTGAGTTTTTTATCAACAAGGACGTTCTCGAGTTCAAAAACGATTTCCAGAACTATTTGGAAGCGAAGAAGACTCATGTGTCCAAGTTCACGCTTCCCTTTACTCAAACGAATGAAGGCTGTGTCGGGCGTCCGATAGATTTTGAATTCCGACCAGGAGAACTGACGGTATTGGCCGGTGAAAACGGTTCCGGCAAATCTCTTTTGCTGGGGCAGATTGGACTGCACCTAATTTCTTGCGGAGCCTCTCTGTACATCGCTTCTTTTGAGATGGCGCCGGTTAGAACGATTGAACGCATGCTCATGCAGACAGTTTGCAGTCAGAACAAGCGAAAAATTGAAGCGCCGGATGTTGATCTGTTTTTTCGACAATTTGCCTCAAAAATGCGGATTTGCGATCTGCAGCGAAAAGTTGCGCCCAATGAGCTGTTGCGCCTGTTGGATTCCGCCGTCCATGACTACCAATCGAACATTCTCTTTGTCGATTCTCTGATGATGTGCGTCAGGGACGACATGGACAAGAAGGAGACGGACTATGTGATGACCAAACTGGTTGAGTTTGCTCGGACCAACAATGTCCACATTGTTGTTGTGGCCCATTGCCGTAAGCGCGGGGATGCCGGCTCAAAAACTTACTCCGTCTTTGATTCTGCTTCAAAAGATTCAATCAAAGGGAGCTCCAACATCACAAACATTGCCTTCAATGTCTTTGTCTTGGCTCGTGATTTCTCCAAGGTGCAAAAGAAGGCGGAAGGAAAAGATGTCGATGACACCAAGCCTGATTTTGTTTTGAACCTGTGCAAGCAGAGAAACGGAGCTTGGGAAGGTTTCATCAAGCTTTGGAGAGACAACGCCAGTCTGAATTTCTGCACGTCGTGGACTCGTGTTCCAGTGCGTCCATGGCTTGAGTTGGCAGAACCGCAGCCCGAACCGGAACCGTATTTCTAAGGAGTCCCGATGTCTGAATCTGCATGGAATTTAGTGATGATCATTTTGGCGCCGGTCGTATTCGTCAACTTGATTTTATTAGGCCTGTTTGCGAAAGCTGCTTTCGAAATCGGAAGGGAGAAAAGACATGAATTTTGATCTTGAGGACGTTGCTTATCTTTCTATGTGCGGTGTGGTGTTCTTGTTAATCGCATTTATTTTGTGGCTACAGAATAAGGATTGATCATGACCGGGTGCTGCCTCTACTGCATTCATGCTCAGGCCTTTTGGATAGGACCTGACGGGAAGAAGCATCTGCCTCCAAAACAGTCCTTTGGGGACATGAACATCTACTGTCACCATCCGGACAAAGGCGCCGGAATCGAGTGCTATCCGGTCTCGTTTGCTCGGTGCACAGTGTTTGAACAAGCGGGAGACGATCAAATTCAACGCAGGAGAGACTTCTTCTCGCAGTTTGAACGTTGGCCCTCACACGCTCAGATCATCGCTCAACGGAACTCTAATGTTCTAGAAACAGCATCAAAGAATTCAACCAAACAACACAAACTCAATCAGGAGGGATAAATGAAAAGGTTTTTACAAGCAAAAGGACGGCTCAGGGCCGGGGAAATGAATCGGACCGAGGCCGCTTATCGAGATTACCTTGAGCAACAGAAAAATGCAGGGTTAATTCTCAAATATTGGTTCGAGCGCTTCACTTGGAAGATTGCTTCAAATCGTTGTTCCTACACGCCCGATTTTTTGGTCATGCGTCCGGATAGATCTCTTGAACTCCACGAGGTCAAAGGTTCCCTGAAAATCTTTGCAGATGACAGCAAAGTTAAATGCAAGGTTTGCTCGGATGAGTGTCCGATTCCACTGTTCGTCGTCACGCCGAAACCGAAGAAAGATGGAGGGGGTTGGAATGTACAGGCTTATTGAGGATTTTGACATCCCTATTTTTGTGTTTTGGTGGATCAACTTTACGGTCGCGATGCTTGTTTTCATGAGGGTCATGCTTTGGTTTACTGACCTTCTTAACGAAAACGACAAGTTGAGGCGAACTTCAAAAATTATGGGTTTATCAACCCTTGGAATTATCTACATCTACTGCCTGTTTTGCTACGTAAGGACTCTTGGATGACAGAAACAGAACAAAAACTCATTGACGACCTCAGACCTCGTTTGGACAACTGGCGCCGGGCATATCGTGACCGTGTTGTGAAAAACGTCTCAATTGCCTACGCGGTAGAGAGAGCTCTCGCACTGACGAGAAACAAGACGGATTTTTCTGAGGACTACACAGAAGATGAAGGCGACAGTGGTTTGAGAGCCTGCGAAATCGACATGAGGGACGCGGATTTTCTCAATGTCGTTTGGCAAAACTTCTCGGCGCCGGGAACCGAAGTTCTCTCCATCGGAACCCATGGTCTGAATGTCCGGACAGCGAAACTGATTGTGTTGCTATACGTGTTTGGCTCCCAGTCTTCATTGAGCAAGGCAGGTAAGCGAATCTGGAACATCAAGCGGAGAAAGCTTGATCGGTGGACTGAAGATGCCTTGATATTTTTCGCTTTTCGAATTCGATATTTCGAACAAATCAACGAAAGGAAGGTTAAAGATGCTTTTTAAGATGAACCTATTTATTTTTTCTCGGAGTCTCGCTATACTGACCTCGCTGTTGAACAACAGCGCGGGATTGGCGTCCCGCAAGGGTTTAGGCGATCAGTCGCCGAAAGGCGTTTTTTTATAGCTGATTGCAAGGGGATGGCGAAACGCCACCTCCTTTAAAAGTCTCTTATGAGCGAGGCTTTGGGAGTATCTAAAGATACGCCGTAACCTAAACTACGGGACGCCAATCCCAAAAGCCTTGCTCTCCACATTGGCGTGTGGAGACAAGTCCAAAAACTTGTTTAGGAGACAATTATGTCTAGTGCTTTATCTTTCACATTTGAGAATAAATCTCTTACTATTCTCGGCACAGTTCTTAACCCGCTCTTTGTAGCAAAGCAGGTCTGCTTAGCTCTTGGATTTAAAGATACTATCAATGCAGTTAAAACTCACTGCGACCCCGAAGACGTTTGTAAAGTCGAGGTTCAAACCAACGGCGGCAAACAGTTAGTCAACTGCGTAAACGAAAGCGGTCTCTACGCCTTGATCTTCGGCTCGAAACTTCCGAAGGCAAAACAATTCAAGCGCTGGGTCACGAATGAGGTTTTACCGGCTATTCGCAGGGCCGGACGCTACGAAGTTCCAACAGGTGACACGATCACCAACGCGCAACAAGTTGCCATCCAACAGGCAGTAGCAAGACGCGCAAAGAAAACGGCTGTGTACTATCAGACGATCTACCGCGCAATCAAGGTACGCTACCAAATCCCACGCTACACAGAACTCAAACAATCGCAGTTCGAGGACTGCCTGCGTTTTATTGAAACGGTTGACTTGAGCGTGCCCGAAGCTCCGACTACCACTCCTCCAGAGACCGAGAGGCCGCAAAGATACGTTGTTGACGCGGACTTTTTGAGAACTCTGCAGGTGTTCTGCTACTACCACCGCTACCTTTTCAGAAAGCCTATGATGCAAGCAACGCGAGTCATGCTGGCGTTGGATGTACCCGACGCAAGTAAACTTTGGGACGTTGTGAACAACCTTAATTTTGTTGAGCTCGAACGCTCGCTCGATGATCTCGGATTTTCAGTCAAAGACCTTGACTGTTACAAGCATTGGGCGTTGACGCACGCTGCCTAACAATCGAAATTTGAAACTCCGCCCCTCCAGCCCGAGGGGCTTCTTTTTGGTGTATAGTCACAAGTAGACAATTTCAAGCCTGTTTGCCAGGCCGCCTAGAGGCTTAAAGATGACGGTTCCTTGCGGAGGAACCGGTGTATCCAGAGAAAAGAGGGTACTAACATCAAGCCGGGCGAATAAAGAGCTCCGATTTCGGGGCTTTTTTGTTATCTGTTGCCTCTCAGAGGTCAACAACGGAACTTTTATGATCGAACCTAATAAGTACGACATCCAGACTGCATCCATCCTTATCGATACCGCTAAAGCCGAACTGGATAGAAAAATTGCCGCCGAGCTCCCAGAGCAAACAAAGCGGCTGGCCTTCTACCAAGGCTTCTGCGTTGTGGTCCTCGGTGTCCTGTTCTATCTATTCGACAACCATTTCTTCCAAGGCTGGAGGATGTGGCTGGCAGTTGTTTCCGGAGCTTTAGGGTTTGCGTCCTTGCTGATGTCGATTATCTTTTCAAGCGGCGCTGCTTATCCTTCCGGAATTTGCAAGGATTACCTGAGATGGCTGAACACTCGGTACCCCGATGATGTGCCTGTTTTATCTGTCCAGAAGGATTTGCTCAAACAGTATCAGCGCTCGATTGATGCTCTGAACGCTATTCATAACAGACGAGGATATGCGCTCCGGACAATCAATTTTTTGTTGATTCTGTCAATTATCTTGGGGTGCTTGGCCCTTTGATTTCTTTAGCGGTTTCATTGTTGTCCACAACGTTTATCGACAAACCGCACAGCCTCTCGGTGGGCTTAAGCACCGAGCCAAACAAAGCAAAACCCCGACAGTTGCGAGCTGTACGGGGTTTTTAGTGTCAACCTAGAACCAGTAGGTCGATATGGAAATTATATCAAAGCACTGTAGGAAGCTAGTCATGGAACTATTAGACCGTTATCCGAAATGGTCCTTTTTTCTCCGTTGGGGTTTCTCCATCATTGCGATGATGTGCATGACCGTCATATCTTTTGCCTTCGCTTACTCGCTGATTAAGTAGTCAAGCGACAAAGTTACAACATCCAGCAAGTCTAGATTCCCAACGGGAAGATGCTCACTCCGCTGGATTTCTAATTCTCCTGACGAGAATGTCGGAGAAAACCGCCTTAACAAACTATCTCCTTGGGGTTGGTTGGAGTGCGCTCGGCTGAAAGATGTCGGGCGCACCTTTTTTAAGCTATGAAAGAATTTGAACTCAAAATTCTTTACAGGCCGGTCAATGACCTGATTCCGTATGCAAACAATGCCCGGACGCATTCTGAGGAACAGGTGAATCAAATCGCCAGTTCGATCAAGGAATTTGGGTTCAACAATCCTATCCTTGTGGATGAACAGGGCGGAGTGATTGCCGGACATGGACGCTTGAAGGCGGCCAAAAAACTTGGGCTTAAGGTTGTCCCGACCATCGAACTAAGCGGATTATCCGATCCGCAGAAGAAGGCCTTTATCCTCGCAGACAATCGAATTGCTCTTAATTCTGGTTGGGATATTGATCTCTTGAGAATTGAGCTGCAGGAATTGCAGGATACAGATTTGGCGCCGGTCACTGGTTTTTCCGACGAAGAGTTGAATGCTTTGTTGTGTGGAACCACCGAACCCGCTGAGGAAGAGGAAGAACCGGAAAAAGAGGAGCCCGAGGCAGACCGCTTTAATCTGACGCTCTCAATTCCGATCGAATACAAAGAGCAGGTTCAGGATTTCGTTAAGAGTTTCGGACCTGAGGATTTAATTCAGAAGATCATCGATGTGACCAGTTAACCAAAAGAAGGTTGAAGGCATGGAAGAAAAAGTTCAAAAGAAGCGGACTCGTCCACGCATTCAGATTGATCTGGAGAAGGTTGAACAACTGGCTCAGGTTTGTGACAACGAGGAAGAGATTGCTCTCGCGCTCGGGATTAGTTATCGAACCTTGAGAAATCGAAAAAAAGATTTTGCCAATTTTGCCACCGCCATAAAAAAGGGAAAGGCTAAGGCCAACGCCTTTGTTGGTGGCAAGTTGATGGCTCTCATCCGAGAGGGAAATCCGGCAGCGACCATTTTTTACATGAAGAGTCGCTGTGGGTGGAAAGAGACTGACCGTAAGGAAATTACCGGCAAAGATGGAGAGCCGGTTAAAGTCGACAAGGTTAACCAGCTGGATCTAAGCAAATTGTCATTAGAACAGCTTGATGCGCTGGAGGGTATTGTGAATGCGGCTTCCAACGATACAGGAGATCAGGATAGCTAAGGCCCGTAAATCGCTTGCACATTTCACTACGTACACTAAGCCCGATTACCTAATGGGATGGGTACATAAGGAAATTTGTGACATGCTCGACGAGTTTCTAGAAGCTGTTAAAGAGAAGAAGTCTCCGAGGCTGATAATTACTTTACCCCCTCGTTCGGGTAAGAGTGAGCTTGTTTCTCGCCGGTTCCCTGCTTACGCCTTCGGGCGTTTCCCCGATCTTCAGATTATCGCTACATCCTACAGCTCGGATTTATCTCAACGTTTTAATCGTGACGTTCAGCGGATTATCGATGACGAAAAATATCTAGAGGTATTCCCGGAAACAACGCTAAATGGATCGCGAGTCCGGACGGACTCGCGAGGGTCGTACATTCGAACATCTGATTTATTTGAGATTGTCGGTCATGCCGGCGCCTATCGCTCATGCGGCGTCGGAGGCGGCATTACGGGCCAAGGCGCAGACTGCCTACTCATTGATGACCCCGTGAAAGATCGCGCAGAGGCGAATAGTGCCACGGTGCGACAGTCTATTTGGGACTGGTACACATCTACGGCGTATACACGCTTGTCTCCGGGCGGTGGTGTGATCGTCATGGCTACGAGGTGGCATTTAGATGACCTCATTGGGCGCCTCATTGAAAACATGGAGAACGGACAGGGCGATACTTTTACGGTCATCAACTATCCTGCGATTGCTGAGCATGATGAAATCCATAGGCGGAAAGGCGAGGCGCTGCACCCTGAGCGTTATTCGTTAGATCAGCTTAAAAAGATTCAGAAAACAGTCGGTTCGAGAGATTGGGCTGCACTGTATCAGCAGCACCCGATACCCGACGGAGGCAATGTATTCAAATCCGAATGGTTCAAATATTGGACAGAATCAAGCCTGCCTCCTGAGTTTGATCAGATCGTAACGTCGTGGGACATGACGTTTAAGGATTCGAAGAACTCCGACTATGTGGTAGGACAAGTTTGGGGGAAGAAAGGCGCTGATTTTTATTTGCTAGATCAAGTCAGAGGTCAGTGGGACTTCGTTAAAACACGTGAGATGTTTCTTATCCTTGCGCAAAAGTGGCCCAAGGCGTTACGCAAGCTCGTTGAGGACAAAGCCAACGGCTCAGCGATTATCTCTGAACTTCAAAAAACCGTCAGCGGCATTGTTCCGGTTACTCCGAAGGAATCTAAGGAGGCCCGTGCGAGCGCGATTACGCCGTTTTTTGAGGCTGGTAATGTGTACCTGCCTGACCCGAAGAAAACGCCATGGATGGGTGCATTTGAGGCCGAATTACTTAATTTTCCAGCCGGAGCTCACGACGATTGTGTCGACTCCCTCAGTCAATGTCTAAATTACTTTAGAAATAACTCAACATACATCCTCTCAAAGGATGTTCTGAAAGCTTTGAAGCGGCCTCCGAGGTTTTGAGTAGTTTTATCTCCTTGGATGAGTAGGCCGCCTACATAACCTGTGGGCGGCATTTTTTTTTCGATTAACGCAATGAAGAAAAAAACAAACGATAAACACCGCCCGTTAGGTTTGCAGAAACGGGCCGGGGTGGTGGATTATGCTCAGGCCGCCAGTGCTCCGTATTTTCCCAAAGGGAAGACATTAACGGAGGATGAAGTCAAAGCGCTTTCCTCGTTGCCTGTTACCCTTGGGTTACAAGGTTTAGACGAGGAAGATAGCAAGGCCGTCTCAATGGCTCATGATTCAGCGTTTGAGGCTAGCCTAGCGGCGTTACAGAGCACGCTCACGGGTCACGCTATGGCGCTGGGACAGTTTCCTACAACATCTTTCGTAGGCTATGGTGTCCTTCAGCAAATCGCGCAAAATGGCATGATTCGCACTTGCGTTCAAACCGTCGCGGATGACATGACCAGAGAGTGGATTCAGGTTACCGGCGGCGATGACGTTGAGAATGAAGCAATCGACAAGCTACAAGACCTGCAGGAATCAAAGTACAGACTACGGTCTCTATTCAATCGTGCTCAGTCGCTTGTAGGCTTTATGGGCGGCGCCTTGATTTTTATCGATACCGGAACTGAGAAGCTGGATTTGCCGTTGAATATTTCAGACGTTTCAGCTGAGATCAAGAAAGATTCCGACGTTAAATTTGTTTTAATTGACCCGATTAACGTATCACCCGGTTTGTACAACTCTGTCGACCCGTTGAAGTCTGATTACATGAGGCCCGCTCATTGGTACGTTTTAGGGCGCAAAGTCCACGCCTCTCGGCTTCTGCGACTGGTTGATAACGAGCCCCCGCAGTTACTGAAGCCTGCATACAATTTCTTCGGAATTCCACAAGCACAAATTTTGTGGGATTACGTTCTGCATTGGAACAAGGCTCGGGAAGCAGGTGTAAACATCTTAGACAAGCTGAATCTCTTGGTTTTTAAGACGGATTTTGCTCAGGTATTAGAAGCTGGCGGTATCGAGCAACTCGACGGGAAAATGTCGCTCCTGCAGAGATATCGAGATAATGATTCTGTGTTTGCCTGCGATTCAACCGAAGATGTTCAAAACATTACCGCCACCATTGCAGGCGTGACTGACATTATCCGCCAGTCGCTGGAGTTCATAGCAAGCATTAACCGTACGCCTGCGGTGAAACTCTTGGGTATTTCGCCGAGCGGATTTAACGCAACCGGTCAGAGCGATATCCGGAATTATTACGACCATATCAAGTCAAAGCAGGAATTAAACAGGAACGCGATTCAGACCTGTTTAAAAATCATTCAGCTTGTTGAGTTTGGAAAAATTGATGATTCAATTTCCTTCATGTTTAATGAGCTGGGTGAGGATGACGCTGCCGCTATTGCAATGACGGCAAAAACCCGCGTGGATATGCTGGCTGTACTTCAGGATAGAAACGTTATCAGCGCTGAAGAAGTTCGAGAATCGGTTAAGCGAGATCCGGCTACAGGTTTGGATTTCATTGGTGACGAATTGCCCGAGGAAATCGAGGGCGATTTGATGACTGATGATCCTACGGCCACTAACGGTCCTATGCAGGAGTTTTTATCAAAGAGGGAAACTCCGGCGCCAGAGAACAAGCCTCATTTGGATGACGTGGACGAATCGGGAGAAATTCATTGAAAACGGCCCGCAGCATTGCCGCCAGTCCTGCGATGAGTCGAAAGTTCGAGAAGAAACTTTTGACGTTTGTTAACTCGTTTAGGCGTCGTGTTATCAATGAGATTTTGCTGTACATCGATCAGGAAAATCTCTTAGCCGAAGACGTGTCATTAACGTTTAGGCCCGATGACCCAATAGACCGTGAAAGGCTTAGGCAGATTAAGCGCAAAATCAATCGCCTTGTGCTCCGTGATCCTGAACGTTTCAAGCGGAATATTGATGAGTTTATTGCTCGCAACATGATGTCATGGTTACGAGAAGCGGACAAAGAAACGCAGAAGATCGCAGACTGGTATGTACGTAACCTGTCGGCTGATATTTCGGTTTCCCAAAAGGCCTCGTTGACAGCCGCGGGAATTCCTGCGGCCGTTCTCAGGCAGGCCATGCGTAATAGTCGTAAATCGTTTTTCATAACGCCTCAGGCTATAGATGAATTACCGAAGCTTATAACTGATACAGTAAGTCTTATAACGCGCATAAATTCCAGCGATATAGGGAACATTCGGGCGGCGTTTTTAGACGCATACGAAGGCAAGAACACGTACTCCCACATCGTTGAAACCTTGGAAGCTACGAAAGGCTTTACCGAGAAACGTGCTAGGCGAGTAGCGATAGATCAGACGTCAAAAATTAGTCAAAAAATTCTTCAAAAGAATTGTGAAGGAATCGGGATTAAGCGAGGCGTTTGGATTCACGTACCCGGTCAGTACTCAAGCCGTCCGACGCATATAGAGATGAACGGGAAAACGTTCAATCTCGCGGAAGGACTTTATGACAAGGCGGTAGACAAAAAAGTTATGCCGGGTGAGTTGTATTGGTGCCGCTGTACGTTTCGTCCTGTCATTGAGGACTAAACCAAGAATTTAAACAAAACCCCGTGAGGTACGAACTCACGGGGTTTTTAGTAGTCGATTAGCTTAGGGAAACATCGACCATGAAGTTAATTTTATCAAAACAGACGAGGAGATTCGTCATGGATTTTGACGACAGGGCAGCTCATATTTTGAGGTTTAGGTAATGAATAAAGAAGATCGCTGTATTGCGTTCGACTCGGCCAGTATGAGAACGGTTGACGCGAATGGCTTTCTACACGTCGAACGTTCGCCGTTAACGCGCGTGCAAGTGGCACCTTATTTAGGCCGTGAAATCTCAGGCTGGCAGGCTCAAGGACTGGATCCTGAAAAGATCTATCACGCATACAGACCGCCGGAAGAACTTGCAAGCGAAGAAACAATCAAATCGATAAATGGTATTCCGATTCACCTAGAACATCACGATGATTCAGGCGAGCCTGAGGACAAACAAACTCGGGTAGGAACTACCGGAACCGACGGGGCTTTTGAGGCCCCGTTTTTAATGAACTCTCTTCATATTTTCGATCAGGACGCGATTAACCGTATCAATGATGGAAGCATGAAGGAGCTGTCCCTAGCGTACACATATATTCCTGAGTTTAAGTCAGGGGATACGGATGATGGGGAACACTACGATTTTGTACAGCGTCAAATTAGAGCTAACCATTTGGCGCTAGTTGAGAAAGGGCGAGCTGGCCCGACCGTGAAGGTTAGCGATACAGGTAAGGAAATCAATATGGCAGATATTGAAAACAAAGACGCTGGCACCGAGCAGAAAGAAGTTGATCTCGCCCAGAAAATTATCGACCTGCACAAGGTTGATGAAAACGGCAACATTGTAGACGCCTCTGATGAAGACAAAGAGGCCGCCATTACAAAAATTCTCGACGAGCTGAAAAGCAAGGGGATGAGCGATGACGATCTCAAGAAAATGAAGGATACGTTGTCTGACTTGGCCTACTCAAAGGCTACTGGCGATGAAGCACCCAAGCCCGCTGAAAACGAAACAAAGGATGACGATATTGAACTTGACGAAAAAATGAAAGATCCGACTTTCAAGGCTGGATTTGAGGCTGGCGTCCTTTACGGCGAAAAACGTGAAAAAGCTGATCCGAAACGCATTGATCGATATCATGAGCGCGAAGGTGAAGAGCGTTACTTGCAGGGTGTTGAAGACGCTTTGAAATCCTGCGGCCTTGATGACGCTCCGGACGCTGTCAAGAATGCTTTCAAGGAAGGCTACAAGTTCACGGCCAAAGAAGCCGAAGATGACGGTGAAGAAGTGAAAGGCGTCGAAGAAAAGGTAGAAGAAACGGTAAAAGCGTCTGATTCGCTCAAAGCCCTTAAATCCGCACTTGTCGACGAAATGACCGCAATTGAGGAAGTCAAGCCGATTGTCGGTGCAATTCGTTTAGGTGCTTACGATTCTGCAGGTCAGGTTTATTTGGCCGCTTTGAAGAAATTGGGCATTAGCGGCGTCAGTCCCTCTCAGGCTCGGATCGCCTATCGCGCTTATATTGCGGGCCGTCAAGGATCTACGAAGTCCTCGGCACACGATTCGGCACCGAAAGACGAACGTACCGCGCTCACTTCCATTCTTGAAAAAGTTAACTAATAGGAGTTTTTAGATGTTGCAAAAAACAGTAAATCTCTATCCTGCGATTGGCATTCCCGGTCAGCAGGTCGCTTTCAATCAGGCGGTATACACGCCGCATAATTACTTGAGCGATGGAACTGTGGCTTGCGGTACTTTCGTCTTTGCTAAGGCCGCAACGGGCTCCACAACGGCTGTTCAATTCCCTGTAGCCTCTGCGACAGGAGCTGCAGGGGATAAGGTAGTAGGTCTTGTAGAGCGTACTTTTACGGCTTCTCTGCCGTCCTATGATGAGGATACTGATATTTATCCCGAGGGCGCTGAGCTCACAATCGCCGAACGCGGTGATTACTACATTGTTGCTCCGGCCGCTGCTACGGTCGGGCAATCGGTTCTTTGTGATCCCACAACCGGAAACATCACATTCGGAGCCGCCGGCGCCGCGAATGATACGGGCTGGGTAGTTCGTACGGCTGGCGCTAAGGATGACACGATCATTATCTCTAACCACGGCTTGTCTATTACACCCGCAGCGGCTAGTGGCAACTAATCGAGGAAAATTAACATGGATGACTTCAAGCTAGCACAAGAAAAGGGCATTGGCGGCGTAGGCGTTAAAGGCTTTATGCCGTTTAACTCTACGAAAGACGGAAAAATCAAAGTTGATTACGAGGCCGCAGCGCGTTCTATCGCTCGTGACGCGGCCTTGCAGACACCTGTTTCTGTGGGCGTGCCTGCGCTATTTACGACGTTCATTGATCCGAACGTTGTTCCGATTTTATTTGGCGCCCAGAATGCTTCTAAGGTTTTCGGCGAAGAACGCAAGGGAGACTGGACCTACAACTTCTTTACCTTCCCGGTAGAAGAATTTGCAGGCAATGTGACCCCTTATTCCGACTTTACGGAAAATGTTTCTTCTGACGTCAACTTTGCATATCCGACGCGTGAAAACTTCCTCTTTGAAACTGTTATCAAATACGGCGATAGAGAAGCGGGAGTTGCGGCGAAGGCAAAATTAAATCTTGTTGGCTCTAAGCAGCAGGCCGCAGCTTATGTGCTTGCTATGGCACATAACAAGTTCGCACTTTACGGGGTAGCGGGCAAGAAGATTTACGGGATGTTAAATGATCCTAATCTTCCTGCTTCTATTGCCCCGACATCTGTAAACAGCAACTCTACGTGGCCTGCTAAGGTGGCGGCCAACCCTGAGGGCGCCGCTAATCTCGTCTACGATGATATCAACAAGCTTTGGATCGAGATTTCCGGAAAGAACGCGGGACTGGTTGATCAGAATATGCGTATTGTTTTAGCTATCAGCAACAAACGAGCCGCATACTTGACCCAACCTAACAATTTCGGTCGTACGGCTATGTCTATGCTCAAACAGTCATTCCCGAATCTCGAAATTGTTCAGTTGCCCGAACTCAGCACTACTGCAGGAGAAATGCTCTATATGGTGGTTCCTGAGTTGATGGGTGTTCAGACTGGCATTACCGCATACTCTGAAAAACTCTTCCTGGGCCGTGTCGTTCCTGAACTCTCTTCTTTTAAACAGAAAGTTGTGGGTGGCACATGGGGTTCCATCATTCGCAGACCCAGCCTCGTTGCAACTATGCTGGGGGTGTAACCTTCATTTAAACCAAACAGGGGGCTTTTCGGTCCCCTTTTTATTCATTCACGGAGATTTAAGAATATGGCAAGACCTGCGAAAAACGAAGTTGCAACACTCGCTCAGGGTGGCACTGTTGTTGGTTCAACTTTTGAAGATACGAAAAAAACAAAATCAGCGGCAAAAACGGCAGCAACTGTTGTTTTGGCTGTTTCCCTTCCTCACGGCTTGAAATTTGATGATGTTCCATGCAGTGACGGTGGAACAAAAACGATTGTATTCCCCGGGCTTAATGACGATCTGCGTTCTAAAAGAGAGGGGATTCTGCTCGGGAAAGGCAACGCGATAGCTTTCAAGATTGATAAAGCAGACTGGGAAAATATTCTCAAAATGCACGGAAAAGAAGCCGCATTTACGGGCGTAAATGGCGGATTGCCTTGCATTATTCCCATGAAAGACGAAAAAGAATTTAAGTCTCGTACTGATGAGCTAAAAGAGATTGATCATGGTGTGAATCCTGTTGACCCGGCCAAAGTCGGAGTTCAAGAAACTAAAAACGTATAGAGAGAGTTATGGCTGTTGTTATCTTTGATCCAGAGAATTTTCGAACGCTATACCCAGCGTTTTCGGATGAAACTAAATATTCGAACGAACTTCTTACTGAGTATTTTGGTATGGCGGCAGAGTTCGTAGGGAACTCAGATAGCACCAGTTTTGCGCCATACGATCCTGAGAACCACGTCTATTTGCGAAAGCGTCTTTTGGACTTGGTTATGTGCCATCTCTTAACGCTAGACGAAAACATGACGGGACCGGTAGGCAGAATTTCCAGCGCCTCTCAAGGCTCCGTTTCTACTTCGTTCGATTTGCTTAAAACGAATTCTTACGTAGGGGACTGGTGGGCGCAGACACGATGCGGGGCGCAATACTGGATCATGACGGCTCGTTATCGAGTCGGAGGCCGGTTTTATGGAGGCTCTAATTACCATCCTTGGGGGTAGCTTATGGGTATCAAAATTACCGATCACGGTATTTTTAACGATCTGAAAAAGAACGCGGTTCTAAATAAAAATATCCATGCTGAAATTGGAATCATGATCCCCGATATCGCTACGATCGGCATGTATCTAGAGTATGGCTGGGCACAGGCGGTAACTTCCAAACAAAATAATTTCCTGCGTGCTCGATTAGGCCGCTGGGGAGCGAATTTCAAAACGTTGTACATGCCTCCACGTCCATTCATGCGTGCTACGTTTGCCGAGAAAAATAAAGAGTGGAAGAGGATTTTTGAATCTCAATTCAAGAAAACACATGATGTAAAGTCTGCGTTAGAGGGCATGTGTATCAGGGCTGTTTTTGATATTAGAGCAACGATTAGAAATAACGGTACAGCGTCTAATCCTTTTCCCAAACGATCTCCATTGACCATGGCTATGCTGGAGGCGATGGGCGAAATTGAGAAAGCTAAGCGCCAGCAAAAAGGGCAGGCAGCGGTTAGCAACACGACAACCGATAAAGCGCTCATGCGCAGCGGCAATTTAGAAAAGAGTATTACTCACAAGATCCATTCTTAACATGCTGAATCTTCATGACATTGTTCGACGTGCGATAAATCAAAACTATGCAGATGCAAAGCTAAAAATCTATCGCTCTATAGGGCAAGAAAACGTTAGCGGGATTATGACCGCGTTTTACGCTCCGGCTGAAACTATTCGCGGCAATTTCCAAAGCGAAGGCGATGCGGCGCTGGATCATGCGAATTTGGCAGGTCAGAACACAATTATTCGTAAGTTGTACCTCTATGCCTCAAGCGACCGAAAAACACGCCCATGGGCTCAATACAGACCTCTCGCGAGGACCGGCGATTACATCGAAGATTCGAAGGGCGGCTATTGGTTGATCACTGCAGTTTTAGAAGATTTTTCGGATGCCGGATGGGAATGCGTGCGGTGTACGTTTGAGCAAACGCCGATCACGTTAAATATTAAGGAGGGCGAAAACGGTCAACTACCTCGTCCTAAAGGCCGAGGCTTAAAAAAGCCTCTAGTTGACTAGCCTCAGGCCGTCGTTTGGCGGACTACGTTGGTTGGGAATGTACAGGCACCGCGGGATGCAGATCCTAGTCCCGCGCTCTGCGGCCGATGGTTAAAAGCTCTGAGAGGTAGGAGCGGTGCTGTCGGCTTGAAACCTCTTCCAACATTGGCGAAGGATCACAACCGGTCGAAAGACCGAGAAGACAAAACTTGAGAGTATTTGTCTTACCCAACACTAATCATAAACGGAGAAGGTGCTACCTCCTCTGCCAAAAGGCAGGGGTATCCGCGCCTAAATTTGATGATGGAGACAGTGAATCTCACTCCTAATTTTCGAGCCGCTTTATTCGAGTTTATTGCTCAGTTCGCTGCTCCGGTAATTGATAAATCTGCCATTTTTTACGGCAATCAGAACAATATCGCTCTTCCGGAAAACAATGACTACATAGTTTTTTCGTATCTATCGAGTGTCCGACATGGTACAAACTCGGAGCGGTGGGAGAAAACGGACGGTAACGACTACTTATATTTGAGCAATACGACAGAGGTCATTGTTCAGATTGATTGTTACGCTGTCACAACGAACGGCAATGACGGCATTAACGCTATGTTGAGAGCGCAGGCCCTCGAAACAGTTGCCCGATCAACGGCAGGCGTTCAGTTCTTTAACGACCGCGGTATTTCGTTGCTGTATGCAGACGATCCGAGGGATGCCACGTTTGTAGGCGATTCGGATTCGTATGTAAGACGCTCAACGTTAACGATTCATCTAAGTTTCGAAAGTCAGGTTAGAACCTCAGTGGATTATTTTTACAACGTTAAACTTGATCTTAAAAATGTTGATGTTTCGTATCCACCGGTAGAAGATGACAATGCAAACAAAAAGTAAGAAAGAAAAACTTGCTTTTGCGCAAGGCGCGGCATTCCGTTTAGGTTCGGCGTATGGAAAAGGCAAAAAATGTGCTCAGGATGCTGCCAAATGGATTACCGTAAAACCTAACGGAGCTGAATCAAAAGGTCGTCCGGCTTTAATCGATGATGAAACAGGTCGCGTTATCGGAGGTATGGGCGGTAAATTTACTGGTAAACATATTTCCGAGGCCAAGAGTGACAAGAAACTTCGCTCAGAACGAGACAAGCAAAGAGCAGAGCGAAGGAAACAGCGCCAGTCTTTGCCGGAAAAGCTTGATTTTAAAAATCCTGAAAAGATACCTGCAGATTCCATTTTGCAAAATAGAGACCGCTCCAGCGTAGCAAGTCAAACTCAGATTCATCGAATATCTCAAGATCCTGATTACGATCGTTTAAGCGGATCGCGAGAATTTGGTTCTGGCGCCCCGGTTGTTGCATTCGGATCAATACCTGAAAATCAACTCGGCAAAAAAGAGTGGGCCACAATGCCGGACGGTACTAAATACGCCGTTCAATATGCTGTAGTAGAGGCGGATAAAGTATTAACTTCGAATGACGTTCACGGGCTTACGAACAAAGAGTATTACTCCGATGACCCTTCAAAGATTAGAGCCATTGCCGGAAACGGGCGTGTAACGGGTCTTACAAGTGCTTATCAAAAAGGAAACGCACAAAAATACAATGATGACCTTTACGAGGATACATCCCACGGAGTAGATCAAAATGTGATTGACCGGATGAAAAATCCTATCCTTGTGAGAGTCATGCAGCCGAAGGATGTTACTAAAGACATCGGAGACAAAAGTAACGTTGTCGGGAACATTCAAATGACGGCCGTTGAACAAGCGCGCAATGACGCGAATAGAGTTGACTTTCAAAACATTAAAACTTACTCAGATGGCAGTCCGACTAAGGAAACTATTTCAGAATTTGTAAAGCGTATGCCTGAGTCTGAACAAGCAGGATTGATCGACAAAGAGGGCAATCCGACACGGCAGGCCTTACATCGTTTCAATGCTGCAGTATTTGAAAAAGCATATGAAAATGAAGGGCTAACGAATTTGTATGCTCAGGCACTTGATCCCGATAGCAAAAATATTATTAACGCCTTGGAAGGGGCCGCGTCAAAAATGCAGGAACTAAGGGATGCCGGTTCCAACTATGACATTAGGGATATCGTTTCTAAAGCCGCTATGAGAGCAGTGAATGCCAGACGGGAGGGAATCAACTTAATGTCAGAGGCCGTTTCTCAAGATTTGTTTAACAAGAGTTCAGAGAACTCGGCCGAGAATATGATCATTAAATTATTCGCGGATAATGCACGTTCGCCTAGGGTAATTTCAGAAAAACTTAACAAGTTGGCAGACGTCCTTATGGAAGAATCGAGACTGGCCAAATCATCCATGTTTGGTGATGACATCCCGCGAGATGAAATAATTAAGAACGCACTGTCTAAGGATGCTGCTTTATCAAAAGGAAAATTGAACACCGCAGCACTTAATTACTGGAAGCAAAAGGGCGGAGAGTTCCTTGACAAATTCTTCTCGTCATCCGTGCGTGATAAGGATTTTATTAGCGGTCTTAACAAGCTCTGAATAAGTTGAGTATTCGGCGTGAGTGATAGCCACGCCATAAGAATTTTCGTCAGCGCCTTAACGGGCGCTTTTTTTTTAAGAAAAGCTAGAGACGCTGTGCTATTACCGCCCTCTAAGGGCTCGGTGAAAGGTTTACACCGGTCAACAGAACAATCTCTAGCTATGGACGGAATTTTAGAGCGGCCTGAGGGGCTGGGCAAGATGTCAGTCCCAAAAATAAGGATTTTATGAAAAAAAATAGCCCCGTTCAGTTGGTAGCTGAGCGGGGTTTGAGTTAACTGATTGCAAGGGAATCAGTCAATATGAACATTTTACACGACCTAGCGGAGGCCCTAACCATGGTCACTGCCGTTCCTTTGTATGCAGCTCTTCCCGTTTACCTAATCGGTTACGGACTCGCAGTTTGGGTGATTGCGAAAGCGATTAAGGCTGTAAAGGATATTTTCAAATAAATGAGTTTCTGGTGTGGCTCATAGCCGCTCCATAAAAATTATCGTCGGCGCCATCTGGCGCTTTTTTATTTTGAGGAAAAATATGTCAATCAATGCTAATCGATTGGTTTCTATCACCCCTCGTATCATTGGAGCTGGGAGCGCCGATCTTGAAACAAATGGTCTGCTGCTGACCCAGAATGCTCTGATTCCTGCAGATTCTCCGGCACTGGAATTTGTGACCGCTGCCTCTGTCGGAAATTACTTTGGTGCGGAGTCTCCTGAGGCAGACTTTGCTAATCAATACTTCTCAGGAGTGAACAATCAGCAGAAGGCGATTAACCGTCTTTTTGTGGCCCGCAGAATCAATGCAGACGCCGCTGCTTGGATTAAATCCGCTCCGATCTCTGCTCAGCTGTCTGAATTAACGGCGATTACTGCAGGTTCCTTAACGATTACAGTTAACGGCACGGAAAAAGAAGTTGTTAATCTCGACTTCTCCGGCGCTAAATCTTTCAGCGATGTGGCTACTGAGCTGGCTACTGCTATTGGGGCCGTATCAGGTGTATATAACTCTGATCAAAATGCCATCATTCTGACCACCACAGAGACAGGCGATACCGCTTCAATTTCCTTCGCTACAAAGGCGACCACTGGAACGGATATATCTGCATTGCTCGGACTGACGGAAGATTCCGGCGCCGTTCTCTCTCAAGGTTCCGATGCTCTGACTCCGGCTCAGAATATGAACCTTGTCACTTCTGTTTCTCGAAACTGGGTCGGATTCACGACTCTTTATGCGACAGAGGCGGCAGAGGCTTCCGCTTTAGCGGCTTGGGCAGACATTGATGATGACTATGTGTACTTTGATTGGTCTACAGACACAAAGATGCTGGATCAATCTACCCAGTCAACAACGAAAGCCGCCCAGTTAGCGGAGAACAACTATAACTGTTTGGCGATGGTTTACGGTACCGCTCAGGATGCCGCGGCCTTCCTTGCAGTTGGCGCTTCCATTGATTGGTCCGCTATCCAAGGCATTAAGACGTGGTTTGCGAAGTCGGCTTCCGGAATTAAGGCTTCCGTTCTCAGCGACGAAGTGGCTGAAGCATTGGATGATCTCAAGGTCAATTACGTGGGCGCATTCGCAACACGTAACGCTGAATTTGATTTCATCAACCGTGGCTGCCTGCTCTCCGGAATCTACCAATGGATCGATGCCTTATACGGCATGATTTGGTTTAAAGCCCGCATCCAGCGTCAGATCATGGACGGGTTCGCGGCCATCAATCGCGCTCCCTACAACGCTGTAGGGTTCGCCTACATTGAGGCTTGGTTGCTCGATCCGATCAATGACGCCAAACGAAATGGTGTTATTGATACTGGTCTCGAGCTCTCGAATTCTCAAGTTCAGCAATTGTTGACGGAGACAAACAATCCGATGATTAAGCAAGACCTCTACTCCAAGGGATATTGGTACTTGATTGAAGCACCCTCTGCAAATGTCAGAACCCAAAGAGGAAGTCCAAGACTCGGATTATTTTTTACTTACGCCGGGAGCGTCCAACGAATTGAGATGCCGCTGACGGCCGTCATGTAATCAAAATTTCACAACCGTAAAGACCCGTCGCAATGGCGGGTTTTTCTTTTAGGAATAAATAAAAATGCCTAGACAAAATTTTGACATCACAGCTGCCAATGCTTCTGCAGTGATGACGATTGAAGAGTTGTACCCTAATGGTTTGAAGCTGGAAAGGTTTTCAACTGACGCCGCTATTGTTGCCGATTCTCAGCAGATCGCCGAAACCCGCATGGGCGTTGACGGTAATATGGCAGCGGGCGTTACTCCGAATATTTATCCGGTGACGATCACGCTGGAGGCTAACTCTCCGACAGCTACCGCGTTCACTACGCTTTACGAGGCAATGAGTTCGAACAAACAGCTCTATGTTTGCAATCTGACAATCAAAATCCCGTCAATTGGCAAAACATACCAATTCTCTAATGGTGTGTTGCAGACGGCAAATCCGATGCCTGCACTCAATAAAGTTCTGGCGCCGACAACTTGGGTATTCCACTTTGAATCTATGGAGCGCATTTAAATGAAGGAACCGAAAGTTATCAAATTGGACGACGGCGGTAATCAGCTGACTTTCAAGATTTACCCATTCCCTGCAACCAAATCCGAAGACCTGATGATTCGGATCGCTTTAATGACCGGCAAAAACCTCGATATTGAGAGCGAAATGGGATACAGAGACGTGATCAAAGCGCTTGTCAGTGTTCCACACGTCGAAGCCAAGGCATTGTTAGATGAGCTGCTTTCCGAGGTCTACAAGGTTGATGGTAAGAGCGAGATCAAATTCTCCTTCGATGACGCGGACGGCTATATCTCCAGTCCGTTGACCATCCTCAAACTCAGAATCGAAAGCTTCAAGGCGAACTTCGGTTTTTTTCCCGACTTGATACGCCAGTTCTACCCCGCAGAGCAGAGTTCTTAGCAGATTGCGCGAAAGTTCGGGGCGTGGCGGTCACTACTCAGCTCACGCCTCTAATGTCCCGTTTAGTCATGGGCGGAATGGCCTCATTAGTCGAACTACAAACTCAACTAACGCTGGAAGATGCTTACGCATTAGACGAGGCATTGCTAATTAAAAACTACAACTCGTGGGTGGCGCAAAAGAGCGCATGACATCATGGCCAAAACAACCGACTCTTTAGTTATTGATGTATCCGTCAATTCCAATGACGTAATCAAGTTTTTTGAAGTCTTATCCGACAAACTGAATCAGTTGCTCGGATATGCTCAATCAGCCGGAGAAAAACTCGACTCCATTGGTGACTCAACGGATGGTATTAACAAAGCCTCTGCATCTTTTGATGAAGTAAGTCAGAACGCCAAGAAAACCTCTAAAGAAGTAGAAAAGGTCGGAGAGAGCGGCGAGACAGCAGGGAAGAAGGTTGATAAATCCTCCAAGAATGCATCAAAATCGCTTTCTCAGCTCGATTCTGTAGCCAAGCGAGTATTTGCGGCAATCAAAAGCTATGCCGCACCATTGGCCGCCATGTTTGGCGCCAAATTCATGTTTGGAAACTTCCTAGACGAAGGCGCCAAACTTGACGATATCTCAAAGAAAGTTCGCATGAACGTTTCAGAGATTGACGCTTGGCGTAAGGCAAATGTAGCAGCAGGAGGTTCTGCAGAGGCTTTTACGCAGGCTATGCAGGCGTTTACCGAGCGTACCGGCGCTAGTGGAGAAGTATTCCTGCGCATGGGAAAACAGCTCAACGGCATGACGGGAGCTCAGGCCAATTACGCTCTGAAATACTTAGGATTAACTCGAGAAAGTGCCGCCGTCTTTCTGCAAAACAACAAGCAGATGGGAGAGTTGGTTGAGACATATCGCAAGTTGGCATTAACGCCTAAGGACGCTGAAAACGCACGTCGATTCAAAATCTCGTGGCAAGTCACGGGAATGGCTATCCAAAATATCGGCAATCAGTTTGCTAAGTTTTTTATCCCATGGGTTGAGAAGGCCGTTAAGGTTTTTGGTGATGCGTCGCTGTTTATCGGAGAGCATAGTCAATTCATCAAAATTGCGTTAACCGGTATTGCTACAGCAGCGGCATTGGCGTTTGGGCCTAAATCTGCCCTCATGATGGCGGGCAAGCTGCTCAGTCCGATCGGGCTGGTCGTTGCCGGAGTTCTCCTGCTTGCCGGAGCTATCGATGACTTGATTGTCTTCACTAAGGGCGGACCGAGTGTCTTTGAGGATTTCCTGAAATCTGTAGGTTACACGGATAAACAAATCCAAGACGTCAGACAGTCGTTTAAAGATGCTTGGAAGGCGGTTTCCGACCTCCTAGAAAAACTATCGCCTCTAAAAGACATGTTCATGGAGGCGTTCGGCGAGGCGGTTGTAGCGGTTATTACAACCGTTGTCGGATTTATCGGAGATTTAGCGAAAGACATTGCTAATCTGATAAACACCGTGCCAAAGATGAAGGAAAACTTTGTTAAGGTGGGGAACGAAATTAAAGCTGTCTGGGATGGGATTTTCAAATGGTTTGACGAGAAACTCAAAATATTCACAGATTTGGAAATGCCTGATTGGGTGTCCAAGTCCGCAAACGTTGTAGGCGGGTGGTTCGGATTGGGTGACGATAAGAAGGCACCGATTAAAGCACCTCCGGGAGCTCAGGCCGGCGCCGCAGCATCGATCGTTCCTAAGGCCGCTTCTCCGGTTATTAATGCGCCGATGAAAACGGATGTCAGCATTAATATCCAAGGTAACGCCGATCCTCAGGCCGTACATGACGCTGCCTACCGTGCGGTCATGGAAGGTCAGGGAGATTATGAGGATATGCTGCAGAATGCGGCCAGTGGATATCGTCAAGGTGGTGGTTAAATGGCAAGCCTAAACTCAGTAATGTCGATTAGCTGGGCGGTGGTAGGCAATAACCTGCTGCCGTTCGTTCCTTACACCTCTATAGGTGCGATTGACGCGGATAAATCCTCGAAGGTACCAACAGAACCCATCGAAAACGGGCAACTTGCAGCATTCAACATTGTGCGAGAACCTGAACGGGTGAACGTGGAGTTTTTGTTTAACGGTAATTACGCCATTCAGGTTTTGGCCCTTGCCATGCTGGATAGGCGATTAAACAGTACCGACACCTGCACGATATTTAGCCCTGCCAAAATTTGGCGAAATATGGCGCTCGATCATTATGATTTTTCACGAACTCAAACGACGGGCGCCTCAATGCTCAACGTTCACGCTTCGTTCGTTGAAATTGTCTCTGTAAACCTAAGCCAGCAAAAAACCTCGTACTCGCCAAAGCGCGCAACCTCGGCCAATAAGGTGAATACCGGGCAAGCCCAAGTGAAACCAGGGTTCTTAAAGAGTATTACCAACTTATTTAGCAAATGAACCAAATCGTTATAAGTGCTCTTCCGTTTCAAGAGTTCTCGTGTGTGCTCGGCGGTCAAAACTGCGTTATCAGGTTGCGGCAGATTGCTGAGTATCTCTATTGTGACCTACTGGTTGAGGGCGTCCAGATATTCGCTGGGCGAAGGTGTTGTGTAGGGACGGACATCAATTGTTATCCAACGCCTCTATTTTCGGGGCGTTTATTTTTTGTCGATACCTTAGGAAATTCAGACCCTCAATACGAGGGACTCAACTCAAGATGGATATTGGTTTACGAGGAGGCAGGAAATGCCGTCGCTCCTACCGCAAATTGATAAAAATACGACGTACACGCAAAAAGAAGTAGCGGTTACGGTAACGTTAGACGGGCAAGAGGCCGTTACGTTTCAAGGGTTCGCTGTCAAGTGCTCGATTGAAAAATCCGGCTGTCCCGCGTTTCCTAAGGCTAAAGTCGAACTCAGAGGATTGTCCTTAGCAACAATGGAGCGTCTAACGCACCTAGGTTTTAAGTCGTTCTCGTTGAAGCGGAACAAAATCAATATTTCTGCGGGCGAGAAGGACAAAACGTTATCCGTTGTTTTTAAAGGTGAGATTGTTAACGCATGGGCTGACTTCAACGCAGCTCCTTCTCCTGTTTTTAAAATTGAGGCTAACTGCGGCTTATTTCCCGCGTTAATTCCCCAGCCGCCGATATCGGTAAACGGTAATCAGACGGTAACGGGGCTGATTGATCAGATTACTAAAGAGATCGGATACACACTGGAAAATAACGATATCACTGCTTCGATAAAAGACTGCATTATCGATGGTGATCCAGTCACAAAAATGAGGCGGATTGCTGACGCCGTTGGTGTTGATTTGATTTTTGATGATGAAAAAGTCGTACTCATTAAAAACCATGGCACCCGAAAAACTCAGGGATCAGTTCCACTAATAAACGCAACGAATGGAATGATCGGGTATCCGACGTTCACGAACAACGGAATTAACGTCTCTACGTTTTTCAGGCCTGATCTACGCATTGGGGCGAATTTCAAATTAGAAACGATCGTACCCAGAGCTTCAGGTACTTGGAAAATAACGGGGCTGCGTCATGAGCTATGCGCAAACGACCCCGGATCACAGTCATGGAAAACAAACATCACAGCTATTTATCCGAGGTGGTGATATGAGCAGTCAAGAATACAGTGCGAATTACAACGATTTCGCGGGATCCAGCCCCATTAACGCATTAGAATTTTTCGTTAAATCTTTGATCTCTAAAACTGTTTACACCGCGTTCCCGGTAACAGTTACAGCAGTGGAAAGAACCGGAACAGGATCAGGCGCCGGTTATGTAACTGTTAAACCGTTGCTCATGCCTAGAAACGTTGAGGCTCAAGGGATTGCAGTTACAACTATTCCAAAGCTCCCGTATTTTCGTCTGCAGCATGGAACCGCTGCTATCGTTTGTGACCCGAAAGTTGGGGATGTCGGGTTAGCTGTCGTAGCTAAGCATGATATTTCAAACGTAAACGGCGATAACACGCCTAAGGTGCCTGCGACGTTTAGAGAGTTCGACCGCTCCGATTCGTTTTATATAGGCGGATTTTGGGGGCCGGCGCCGTCTACGTTTATTCATATCGAAGATAGCGGAGAGATCACAGTTGAGGCGCCTGCGAGCGTCGTGATTAAAACCGATTCCTGCACGATTAACAGTAAAACGATCGAGCTAAAGGGTTCGACTTCTATCTCTCTCAATTCGCCGCAAATCAATCTCAACGGCGCGATTAGCGGTGGCGGTTCAGGTGGTGCTGATGCGACCTTTAGCGGGGACGTTAAAGCCAAGGGCGTCAGCCTTACAACGCACGTTCATACCGGCGTTCAAGCTGGCGACACTACCAGCGGTCAACCTCAACGATAAGGACTAAAAATGAGAATGGACTGGAAGATAATCAGAGGCTTATTGGAGAAATTCGAAGATGAAAGTATCTCAGATTACCTGAGTACCGTGGGAGCTTTGCCCGATTCCGTTCAGCTCGAAAACTTCGACACAAGAGAAAACCTGAAATCAGAGGCAAAAGCTCAAGAAAAGTTAATATTTGGTCATCTTCTATTGTGTTTAGACGGCGAATTTGTCGAAGGTTTGCAGATTAAAACAGGAACAAACTTCGATTACTCTTATGGTCTTTGTTCACCCCGTCTTACGCTTAGAGGCCATGAGTTACTTGAAAAACTGAAAAATAGGACCGTATGGGAAAAAGTCAAATCGGGCGCGGCGTCGCTCGGGGTTCCGCTTACTGTTGAAACGATTTCAGCAATAGCGACAAAAGTGATAAATGATCTTTAGGACCAGCGAAAATGCCGCATACCGCAAAAACAGCTTTATTAAGTCCTGACTGGGATTTACAGCTCTCGCCAGAGGGGAATGTTTTGCTCACCTCTGGGGCGTTAGCGATAGCGCAGAATCTCGCTAATGAAATCAGACTATGGACCAATGACGCCTATTACCAGCAGGAAAACGGAATCGCGTGGAAAGAGGTGCAGCTTGCTAAAAAACTCGATCCGTCAGTTTTAGCTCAAATTATTCATGAGGCAGGCAATCGGGTTGCAGGCGTTAAATCCGTTGAGTCAGTGACGGTCACTAATGTAGACGAAGAATCCCGAACTCTGCACGGTGAAATCACGATTACCACTGATTCAGACGAAACAACCTCATTTATTTTTTAACCATCATGGCTCAGATTATTTTTAATCCTCTGGTAGGCATTGAATTGCCTAGCACTCAGGAAATCCGAGAGGATTTAGGTGAAAAAATTCAACAGGCTTTTCAAACATCCCCTAACGACCCGTTGCTCAACATTGAGCCCAGCTCACCGATGGGTCAAGTTTTAGATTTAATCGTCGCAGAAATTGAGGCTAAAAATTCTGAAATCGCATTCTTGGCTAATATGGCCAACCCAGAGACTGCGACCGGCAAATACTTAGACGCTTTGGCAGCGCTTTATGGATTGGACAGAAAAATTTCGGAGCCTACCGTTGTAAATTGCGTCCTTACAGGTTTAAAAGGGACGGTGATTCCGTACGGCGCCATAGCTCAGGATACTCTCGGAAATCAATACCGCCATTCAGCCGCCAACGGTGCTCAGATTGACGATACGGGTTCGGTGACTACGACATTTACGGCGATAAATCACGGGCCTCTTGAGGTAGCTGCAGGATCGGTTAATCGTATTGTTACAACAATTGCCGGCTGGGATTCCATTACTAATCCGACTGCAGGTGTTATTGGCAGGGATGAAGAAACGGACGCGGAATTAAGAAACCGCATGATTGAATCTTATGCGGTTAATGCGACAGGCTATGTAGAGGCCATTGAGGCTAATTTAGCGGCTCTTGAGGGCGTCTTGGATGTTCGAGTATTAGAGAATCCGACCAATGCAGAGATAACTCAGTATGGCGTGTCTATAGAACCTCATTCTATTTTGATCGCTATTGTCGGAGGCGAGGATTCCGATATCGCCCGAACGATTTACCAGCGAAAAGACGCCGGCTGCGGGACCACGGGTGATTATGAAGTTCAGTTTATTGACGAAACGTATTACAACGCTACATATAACTACAAAATCGTCAGACCTCAAAATCAGTCGCTAAAAATCTCAGTTACGTTCTTTGGTACGAGCATGAACGAGACTGAGAAAAACAACGTGATCCAAGCCATTATTCAGGACGCTCTTGGACAAGGCGTTAACGATCGAATTTCGCTTGCGAGTACGGTTTACGCGTCTCGGTTCTATCAGGCGATTCAGTCTCAAACCTCGGCCCCTATTGCCCAAATCCAAGTTGGATTAGGAACCGAAGCGCTCGGATCAAGCGTTCAAATCCCTGCGAATATTGAACCAACAATTAGTGAATCTGATGTCTCAATTATCTTTACCGGTAACTAAATATGGCTGATTCTGTCACTTGGCGGAATATTCTCAGCGTTACGGATTTCCGCAAAATTTCTAACGTCCGATCGTTGATTTCAATCGCCCTGCAGTCGCAATACTCGCACTCAGAGCGATACCGACAACTCGGATTGTTGTTCAATGCTGAAATAGACGCGTCCCCTCAATTGGACGCGTTTTTTAATAACGTTTTGAATCCAGATACAGCGTTAGGTGTTTGGCTGGATTGGTGGGGAAAGCGCGTAGGAGTGAACCGGAACCTCGTTGTCGACGGTCAGGACACTCGGCTGGATGATGAGTTTTTCCGTTTCCTGATTTTTTATCGCGCTGTTGTAAATGTTTCGAACTCTACAGCTGAAACCATAAACTCCCTGTTGACTCGGCTGATCGGTCTTCCGGCATTCGTAAACGACTATCAGGACATGACCATCAACATCCGTATTGTGGGTGAGCCGAACTCAGTTCAAATCGCGATTCTCAAAAACTACGGGCTGTTGAATAGGCCTGCAGGCGTTCTGGCGAATGTCGAAGCAGTTGTTCCAAACACATTGGTCTTTGGTTTCTACGGATCAAAACTTCTTCCCTTCAATCAGGGCGTATTCAATCCTTCAAAGGTTATTGATATATGAGCAACTATCCTAAATTTCAAATTCCCGGAGTTGTGGCCGCTAGCGGGGAATACACGATTCCTCCCTTGACTCCAACTGAAGCGGGAACCGGACGCTTGTCTGTTCAGGAGGGCTGGGGGCCTGTCAATGCTGTGCCGATCGAGCAGGGCGGTATCCCGCCGCACAAAGCAGACTTCAACGGTGTCTTGTTCCTGTTGTCTCAATTTGCAGTGTGGTTCCAGCAGGGTGGAATCATGAATTACTCAGCCCTACTGGATTACGAGGTTGGCAATGAGGTCATGCAGAACGGAACAAAGTACCGCTGTGTACAGCCAAACGGCCCTCATTCAACGGCGGTAGCTCCCGGAACGAACAGAGCAGTTTGGAAAAATATTGACATCACAGTTCCAGCCGGCGCCGTTGTTCCTTTTTACAACGTAACTCTTGGAGGAACGGACAACAGGAATCCTATCTTTTGGGGATCTACCCAAGCTGATGTCGGCTGGGTTTTATGTGACGGCGGCTCTGACGGAAGCGGAGGAACGGTCCCAAACTTAGTAGGAAAGTTTGTTAAGGGATCCTTGCCTAAGAATGCCGGTACTACAGGAGGGGCGGCAACGATTGAAATTCCAAGTCTGTCTGTGAATGGAACCATCGGAGGAACGGCACTTACTGTCGCGCAGTTACCCGCACATTCTCATGGAGCAAGTACTGGAGGTGCGGGTGATCATACTCACTCAAAAGGAAGTATGAACATAACTGGCACCTTCGGCGGATGGGATTGCCAAGGAGGTCTCGATGGTGGAGGCGCCTTTTACGTAGAAAGTTATGGCAACTGGAAGGACGCTGGGGGTTCTTTTAAAGATGATGTTCTTCGCCGGGTTGGTTTTAATGCCGCAAATTCTTGGACGGGGACTACCTCAACGAACGGGAACCACACTCACACTGTATCGGTAGGGAATACGGGGAGCGGACAAACTCACACTCACCCACTAAATGCGAATGTAAGCATCTCAGGCGTTACCAATGAGCCGCCTTTTTACACACTGGCCTATTTTCTGCGATTGCCGGAGTAATAGAACATGGCAAAAACGAAATTTCAATTTCATTACACGCCCACAGGAACAGGCGTAATCAGCGGTCCAGAGGTTCTGAAGCAGACGGAAGATGCAATCAACGATGTCGGAGCTTATGCAGATCAAGCTTCCGACAATTCATCGGAGGCCCTTTCGATTGCAAAGGAAGCTCGTCAAACGGCTCAAACCGCCAATTCAACATCTTCTAACGCCTTGGCTCAGGCTAACGCTGCTAACGAAAAAGTTGAGACGCTGAAACAAACGGTCGATGACTGGGACGCAGACATCCAAACATCGATCGCGCAGTCGAAGTCGGCGATTGATGCATCTACGATTGCAGTAAATACTTCTAATACAGCTCAAGCGTCAGCTGCGGCCGCACAAACTGCGGCTCAAAGTTCTGCTGCCAGTGCCCAAACGGCGCAAAACAACGCGGCCCAAGCAGTCCAAACAGCACAGACGGCCCAACAAGCAGCAGAGACAGCTCAAGGAAATGCAGAAACGGCACAGGCGGCAGCTCAAACAGCTCAGACAGCGGCACAAACGGCAGAGTCCAAAGCTGTGGAGGCCGCTTCCAATGCTTATGCAGTTCGAGTAATTGATCAGGTTTTAACTGCTTCCGGAACTATCCAGATTGCTGATTTAAAACCTCAAGGAAATATAAAAGCTGGAGACACGGTTGTCGGTACAGATGGTCGAATGTTCCGGATAAGTTCCGTAAACACAACTGCAGGTACGGCTCTTTTATCGGCAGACTACACAGACCTAACTCCTTCTGTTTCTTACGAGGCTCCCCAAACCCTATCAGCCACTCAACAAAATACGGCGAGAAGCAATATCGGTTTCAGTGCTGGAGTCGACAGTTGGGCTGACGATAGTTTCAACGATCGGACCGATGATTACTTATGTCCGATTCTTGAAGAGTTGATCCTCGAGAATGGAGGTACTCAGCAAGAAATCGATGACATAAAGAATGCCCAGACAGGACAAGACGCTGGAACAGAGAATCCTTAATTAAGGAAAAAGTATGAAGACACTTGAAGAAGTTAAGCAAGAGATGCTTTCAAGGGCAATGAATCGACCTTTGTCTAAATATTCACTAAAAGATTCTGATGGGAGGATTGCAGTTTCGTCCAATTCTCCCGGACAACATGCATTCATCGATGCTAAGGATGAAGCTTTTGCTCAAAGCCATTACACCTTGTCAGAAAGATTTAAACGAGAAGACGGAACCATTATCAAATATTGGAAATTAGAACCCAGTCCTAAGGGATATTTCCAGAGTGCTGATGGGGACTATTACCTTTCAACTGAGCTTCCGGAACTGGATGATGATTTCGTGAAACAGCAGTATGAGCAGGAGGTCAGAGGGGAGCGCAATGCTCGAATCTCAGACACTGATCGATACGTTCAGCTCCCGGATATAACAGTTCAATCTGCCGCAAGAACTAAGCGATCTCAATTGACAGAAGAGGACAGAAAAGCATTGTTAGATTACCGGCAAGAACTCAAGGATCTCCCAGAGAAGCAAGGATTCCCATTTGTCGATTACCCGGAATTTCCCACTGCTTTGGCTTATGAATTAGAGCAGGCAGTCAGTGATCGTAGTTCCATCAAACAGAGAGGTTTCTTTCATGCTTAAAGAATTGGCAAGTTTGTTATGTAGTTTGTTTGTGCCCCGCAGAGCTGTAAGTCTTAGCGGAGGGGGGGGGTAAAATAATCTATGGAGAAAATCTTTCTACTGTTGGTCTAACTGATTTTTCTGAATCCGTAACAGCAACCTCTCTTCCTTACGTTGTTCCATTTGATGGGTATGCAGTTATTTCGTGGCAGGCAGTTTGGTCAGGTTCTCCCACCTTTGCTTGGTTCCCAATCCTATTTAATAGCCACAACGTACATACGACAGTCGAAACAGAAGGGCTGTCTTATGTGTTTTCTTTTCCGGTAAAGAAGGGAGTAACGATATCAGCAGGCGATATTAAAAACGCAAAGATAATCCAGATAACGGTTTACAAAATTAAGTAATAGCTCGGGCTCCTTGTCCGGGCGGGGAGTCAAAATGCTAAAACAACTTATTCAAAAGCTACTCGATAGCCGAACGACCCCAGCACAGGCGGGGAATTCTGCTATGCCTGGCGCAACAAAAACGATATTTCTCAGCAAAGACGAAACTGTCGGTTCTTGGGGAATAATCAATGCGGGGACAGCTCCCGACGATGGATATTTATTCGTCAATGCTAGTGCTGAGGACAATACGAATAGCGAAGTCAGAGCGCAACTTGGCAATCTTTTTCATGTGTCTGCGCAAGCGCCTGCACCAAAAGATTTAGGGGTCGCAATCCCCGTGAGTAAAGGAGCCACATATTCGGTAGAAGGAGCCTTTGTTTCACACATCACAGTAGGATTTGTCAAGGTAATCGGGGGGGGGTATAAATGCCTTGTACGGAGGTCTCTATTATGCTTAAGGACCTCATACAACTATTTGCAGAAACTTTTATCAAGGGCAAAAAATCTTGGGTTGCAGAACAGTGTGCTCCGATTGTCCGCAATGGCACTAACATTCCTTGCACGAGTACTACCGACTTCTTTAGCTATGTTGCGCCATGCAACGGCTGGGCAACCTCTCGAAGCAATTCAAGCACAGTCTCAGCTCTTGAAATTCAAGTCGAGAATGGACAGATGGCGCTTGCCTCCGTCCTCAACGGAAACACCGCAGGGTGTGGTCTTTGCTGTTACGTCAAAAAAGGAACCACTGTTAAATTCTTATGCCGAGGTGGAAAGACTTCGGATTATTCTATTTGGTTCTACAAAGCAAGTTCAGATGCTTAATTCTTTGGTAGGAGGCGCGTTATGCTAAAAAATCTAATGCGGCTCCTTTTGTCCAAGTTTTACAGCAAAAAAGAATCTGAGGCGGTGGGACATCAGGCTATGCCGTCCGTATCCGTTATAACTCTATCTCCAACAACGAGTAGTGTTACTGGGTGGGCTCCTGTTTACGAAGGGATTGCGTCTACAGATGGTTATGCTGCTATAAGATTCACGGCAGATTCCGATAATTGCATCGCCGCAGCACAGACGACCAACGTAAACACATTCTCAACTCCACAAGTTAAAGGAGATGTTTTAATGGCTGCCTGCCCAGTGGCTAAAGGACAACCCTTTGGACTGTACGCTCGGGAAGCACATAATATCGCGTGTTGGTTTACTAAAACCATCGGGGGGGGGTATCTTAGTAAAACTTTCTCAGTGTTTAGCACCGGAGGTAAGTTATGCTTAAACAGCTTATCTCATTGTTTGCTGAGAAATTTATTACGTCTCGCTCTGAATGGGTCGGCGGCCAAGGGTATCCATCAAGTAATCAGACGACCTTCTCTTTGCAAAAAGACACTTGGGGCAAATACGTGGCACCAACAGATGGATACTTCTTCGTTAAAGAAAACAACGCTGAAGACATTGCAAACGTGTCTATCTACACGCCGGATATGTACGTTTCTTGCGTTGGGAAAGACTGGATACGCTTGTTTATTCCCGTTCGCAAAGGCCAAGAAGTTTCTTACTACTTTAATGTTAGAGACGGAGCCTCAAGCAGTTCAACAACATTTGCTTTTGCAAAGTCTGTCGGAGCGTCATAATCATCTTGTAACAGGAGGATCATTATGCTGAAAAGTTTATTGAGCCTCCTATTGTCATTGTTTTATTCAAAGTCTGAGTCAGCGGAGGTGGCCAGTCAATCACTTCCTAACGAGACAGATTTCACATCCGTTACGCTTAACACAAGCCAACCGGATACTTTTGCTGCACCTTATGATGGGTATTTGTGTATCGTCGTAGATACCGGAGGCAGTATCAATGTCTGGGGAGACGGCCTACAAAGTTCTAATTATTCTCTGAACAACGGCCAGAGCAAACTATTTGTTCCAATGCGAAAAGGGAACATTATCGGTTACAGCATTTCCGGACGACTCATCTTCGGGAAATTTTATAAGCTAGTCGGGGGGGGGTATAACACTATTGAGAAACTTATCCGTAGAGGAGGTGCAATATGCTTAAGCAACTTGTACAACTCTTTGCGGAGAAGTTCTTCATCAACAAGAAAGGCCAAGTCTCTTCTTTTGCTTCCCCAGCGCTTGATACTTACACGGAATACACAACAGGGTTTAACGGCCCCAACGAATGGAGCGACGTTATCACAGCTCCCTTTGACGGCTGGATTAGAGTTGAAGGAGAATGCTCTGCGCCTGTTTACCTTGATGTCAGCCCTTACTCGAATGCTCTGCGACAAGGCGTCTATAGACCGAGCGGTTTTATCTCGTGTGTTTGCAGAATATCGAAGGGTGCCAAAATCAATTACGTGTTCTCGACTGGCGGGACTGTTTCTAAGAGACGTGTCCTTCTTATTCCCTGTAACGGCTCCTCAACTTAACCTGGCTAAAGGAGGTGTGTCATGTTAAAAGCACTCCTCCGAACTCTTCTAAATTTGACATCCAAAAAAGGATCGGATGGAAGTTTTCCGAACTATGATGCGCAGCTGTATGGCTCAGGATCCTCTTCTGATTTTACCTACACTGCTCCTAGCAATGGTTATTTCATGATCGCTCCGAGGGTCCAGAGGGCGTTTAAATATGATTTAAGAATCATTACTTCAGGCGATATAAACATTGTATTTGTTGGTCGATTCTCTACAGACGAGACTGGGAATACGAAGGAATACACAAACTTCTTCCCAATGAATAAAGGTGACAAAGTTGTCTTTGATCTTATTAGTGGAACACTCGTAAGTTACGACTGGCGATTTTTCCCTGCGAAACTCTAACATTATCCGCCCCTCCTCGCGAGGGGCTTTCTTTTTTTATCTACATATCGGAGGAAAAATGCATCTACAAAATCGACGACATAGGGAGATTGAGAGATGTGGGATCAATTTTTAAGCCGTCTAAACAGTTTTGATCCCGGAGTTCTCAAGAGTTTCTTTTTAACTATTGCCGGATGTTTTACTTCCCTTATCAGCAGTCTTATGGGAGAGCATCAGAACCTCTTCTACTGGCTGTTTGGATTTGTGGTCTTCGACTACCTGAGCGGGATCGTAGCCGCTGCCAGAACCGGAACATGGTCAAGCAGAGTAGGGCTCAAAGGCCTTATCCGGAAATTCATCATTCTCATGGTTGCTATCGGATTTCATGGTGTTGACCAGATCTTCAATGAGCCGTGGATAGGCGCATGGGCCATCGGCGCTCTTTCGCTGAATGAGTTGATTTCAATTCTTGAAAACGTGGAAAAAGCCGGGTTCGGTCAGATCATTCCTCAACGTGTAAGAGACATGCTTGAAACCGTCCAGACCGAACATGAGAAACGCATCAAAGAAAAGGTCCATTTAGGAGAAAGCCAAAATGAATGAGGAAAAATTACCGTTTTCGCAATGGAATCCTCTCATTGCGGAGGATTTTGTGAAGAGGTGGGAAGGTTTGCGACTGAAAGCCTACCGTTGTCCGGGAGGAGTTCTTACTGTTGGCTATGGACACACAAAAGGCGTTAAACCAGGCCAAACTATTACCAGACAAGAGGCTGAAAAGCTGATTCGCGATGATTTGATCGAACATGCAGAGGGCTTGGCGCCTTATGTTACTTGCAAACTCACTGAGGGACAGTACATAGCTTTATTGGATTTGGCCTTCAACCTCGGAGTGAACGCGGTAGCCAAATCTAAGACGCTCGGATATTTGAATTCAGGGAAACTCGAGTTGGCAAAGGAGGGATTCCGATCCTTTGCGAAAAGGAGAATCAGAGACAGGAACGGGAATCTGGTTAAGGATGAACACGGAAAACAGATGTACGAAATCCTCCCGGGGCTGATGAATCGCCGAGAAGATGAGGTGAGATTGATGTGATGAATCCTTTTGATCTAGTGAAAATTGGCGCCGGCGCTTTGATAGCTGCTGGCGCTTACTTTTTTGGCCTTCACAATGGTCAGAATTCTGAGCAGTTAAAAATTGCTCGAACTCAAATCTCCGAACTCACAGCTACAGTCAAAAACTATGAGACACAATACAAAAATCAAGCAATTGCTCTCGCTGAGATGCGTGCTGCTGAATCTAACGCTCGCGCTGACTCTGACCGCTTGCGCTCCCGCATTGCCAGTCTTGAAAAAAGAGCCAAGAGCGTTGCCGATCGAGACACAGTTCGATGTTTGCAGTTGGGAGCGGAGTGTCGACGATTACTGCAAGAAGTTCGAGGACCTATTGAATACTGTAGAAAAGCGCTACAGTAGCAAATAAACCAAGGAGGAGGAATGATGTCTGATATTAAGAAATCTGCTGAAATCTCACCGGACGGGATGTATCGGTATTCATTAGAGCGCACGTGGGATGAGGGGAAACCGACGGTTCTTTTTATTTGTCTTAACCCGTCTACTGCGGATGCAGTAGAGGATGATGCGACAGTTCGCCGAATGGTCAGTTTTGCCCGTCAATTTGGAGGTGGTCGTCTTTTGGTAGGAAATCTATTCGCCTTTAGATCAAAAAACCGTAATGATCTTTTAAAGGCTGACGACCCTGTTGGTCCCGAAAACGACAAATATTTGGACAAACTGATTAAGTCAGCTGATATTGTCGTAGCGGCCTGGGGAAATTTTGGATCCTATCTTGCTCGAAGTTCTCAGTTCAAAGAAAATTTCAAGGACTACAACATTAGATGTTTAGCATTGAACAAGACTGGGGAACCGACGCACCCGCTTTACGTAGCTGATGGCACCCAGCTTCAAGATCTTTAGGAGGACAAATTATGACCAGCGATTTAGAACAATATGGGATTAAGAATAGCGAGCGCACTAGATGCGAAATCTGGACCCGCGTGATGGGTTACCATCGTCCGATTTCTTCTTTCAACATCGGTAAGCAGGGAGAAGTCGCTGAGCGAAAATATTTTGATGAGAAGAAGTGCTGCTGTCGAAAATAAAAAATCAGAAGAGGCGCTAACTGCGCCTCCCGCCGACCATCAATTTAAAGGGTTTAAATTTTCTATTTCTTTCTCAACTCGTTCTCTGATCCACTTTGATCCGCCATGTTCTCGGATCCAGGCAACAATGTGTTTAGGTAAGTAGAACGTTACTCTCTGCCCTCCATCAGGAGTTTTTCGCGGCGCTCCAACTGTTTTTTTTTCATTCATTCTTGACTAGCCTTAGCGTTTTCGATTGTTTCCGAATAGTCAACGTTAGAAAACTCAGGGTTAAATCCTTGTTCATCTAAATCCCAAGAGTCGATTTTTTCTCCGTCTTTATCAACGATTTCAAGCTCAGGTGTGAACCACCAAATCCCGTACAAGGAGTCATCTTTCTGAGTTGTGAGTTCGTCTTTTTCAACGTTGTACTTAAAACCCTCGTTGTAATGAATCTCGAATGGTGCTGACGGATTGCGGGAAACGACTTCCGCGATACCTTCTACCATTTCGTCATATTCGTTATTGATCGTGATGACTTGCTCATGCGTCCAGCCGCTCTGGTTCATTAACGATTTCAGTACGTTCACGTTCATTTGTTTTGTCATTTTCAAGCTCCTTATTGAGTATGTTTGTATTCTATTCCTAAATTTGTATTGTGTCAATACATAATAAAAAAGGTATTAGTAGGTTTTTAAATTAACCGTGCTAATCTTTCATTGTTCATAGCGTAGGAATCGGGGGCCTTTCGTCTTTTACGCAACAGTTAAAAATTTCCGTTAAAACCATCAAAAATTTCCGTTTTTCATCCATAAAACGGAAATATAACGGAACCGTTAAAGTTATCTAATTGAATAATATTGAAAATGTGGTGCTAGTCCCGGGCACCAAAAACGATTTCAGACCTCGCAGATTTGCGAGGTTTTCTTTTACGTCTTCGAAATTCTTGTTGTCGCATTTTAAATCCCATCTTTCTCAATTAACAACTAATTACAAATAGATCAGGTAGCAGCATTTGCAAAAACTGATTTTTGAAGATAGAATTTCATTTCTCTGTTGCCCGGGTGGCGAAATTGGTAGACGCACTAGCTTCAGGTGCTAGCGCCTTCGCGGGCGTGCTGGTTCGAGTCCAGTCCCGGGCACCAGGCCTAATTCCTAAGACCTCGTCGATGTACGAGGTTTTTCTTTATCTGCCGGCTGTTCGGAGTGATCATTCCGTTTTGTCCTACGCCTCAGAGTCGATATAACTCCTTTTGAAAATTCCCAGCAGAAATTCAAATTTTCGATTTAAAAAACGAAAAGGCCTGAATCTGCAAAGGCAGAAAATCAGGTCTTTCTTGCGAGGCTTAGCTTGTTGAGTCGTCGCTCGCCGCTATGGTTTGGAGGCTTAAATTAAACGC